GGATAAATCGGGGTAAATAACCATATCAGCCAGTTCCAGTAAGATTGAAACCATCTACGGTAAGCTCGGCCATTTCCTTGACACTGCGAGTAGAAACAAACTTGGACAACTTACCTTGAGACGTAAACTCGCGGTGTAGCAGCAGCAATCTCAGTAACCGCCAGCATAGTATTCATATTAGCATCTGGACAATCGGTTCTTGATAAGTTCCATTTCAGTATTCTGACTCAAGAATATCAACTTCAATCTTGACGGTAAAACGGTCAAGCAAGCCTTGTCCATCACTCGAGTGGCAGTATATTCGTTACCAACATTAGCAGTAGCAATAAAGCACACGCCTTCAGCAACATGAACTTTTTCACTACCAAGCTTTTCATCCAAACGAGCATATACGCTGAATATAATCAAGCGGGGTAAGCAAAATGTTCAAGCGTCGGGATGAGCGCGAGAAAGCTCGTCAAGATGAATGACGCTATTAGGAGTACGCAAAGCCTTGACAAACGGCGACTCATCAAAGTGTGCCAGTGTCCTTGTTGAAATGGGTATTTCCAATCAACGTGGCACGAGGGTCTTGAGTAGCACCCATGTTGAGATAGAAGTACTTGTTACGGCGACCAAGGGCATCAACAAGACATTGAATGGCAGACGTCTTACCGGACCAGACGGACCAACAATGAGGATATTCTTGCCACGCAAAGCACTGCGAACAAGATACTTCCACTTGATATCCTTCATATACAGCTTGCTGGGCTTGATGTTTGCAGCCTGCTCAATAACGGACTTGGGGTCAGTGTTCATATTCTTTTGGTCTTATTCATATATATGAACAATGAACCTCTCTTTTACAAAGTCAATAAAAAAGCCCCACAAAAATGTGGGGTTTCCTAAGTTATTGATTATCAATTCTCTTTTATGACTTCTTCTCTTTAAGAGCAGGTGTGTCTTTTAGTTTTACAGATAGCTTGTCTGGACTTTCTGTGCTTTTATCGTGCTTTAGATATGCTGACTTGGCGTCTGCTTTATCTTTCAATACCTTGTCCACAATCTTTTCAATCTTGTCTACGTATACTTCCACCAAGAGCAGGAGCAACGTTCTTTGTTGATTGGTGCATTATCTTTATTTGCCTTTTCTTCTGCCTTTGATGTAGTGTCATCTGCTATTTCAACTTGCTTTTCTTCATCAACATCATCCATCTTGTCGGCTTCTTCGGCTTCTTCTTTTTCGGCTGGCTTTTTGCCAAATCCTTTAGACTTTTGTCATATGCTTTTTGAACATATGTCTTGTCTGAACTTTCTGCGTGCTGCTTTACAAGTTCCATTGCTGCTTCTAAAGATATACCACGAGCAATCTTTCTTTCAGACTCATTTGTAATAGATACAACATCATAACAATGGTCGCAGTTTTTAGCCTAGTTGAACTTCTTGATTACCTTTCATTCCCGCAGTCTTACCTGTGCCACGAATGTTTGTTACTTTTGCATCCTTGCCCATCGCCTTGGTCAATGCTTCTTCACCAGTCAAATCCTTTTTATCTGACTGAATAGGTGTACCAAACTGATTGTTGGTGATTTCTTGCAATACTAATTTTTTGATGGCTTTCTTTAAAGGTCGCGATTCATAGTTGTATATATGGTTTAATATATAAATAGTATATTGTAATAAAAAACCGCCATATTACAGGCGGTTATATATGTTTTTATAATATTATGCTTCGCAACTCTTGCATTCAAGAATGCTTCTGCCCAGTTCTTGGGCGGGATTTGTGCCTCGTTGATAATAAAGGCACTTTATGCCCTGTTCCCAAGCGAATATAACCAACTGATTTACATCTTTGACTGGTGTCTTGGGATGAATCATTAGATTTAATGATTGGCCTTGGTCAATATACCTTTGGCGAGCAGATGCTTGAATAATAACTTCTTTCTGGCTAATCTCACCAAACGTCTTGAATACGTCCTTTTCGTGTTCTGACAAGAACTCAAGGTGCTGAACCGAACCGCCCTTGAGAAGAATGCTCTTCCAAGTATCTGCATTGTTCTTGCCGTGTTTTTCAAGCACTGCTTCAAGATATGGATTGCGATAAGTAAACTTACCTTTAGCCAAGTCTTTTGTATAATAATTGCTATTCAGCGGCTCAATGCTTGGCGAAACTTGACCAAGAATGAATGAACTGCTTGTTGTTGGAGCAATCGCCATTGTAGTAACATTGCGGCGACCATATCCTTTAGCAACGGCGGTTCACCATATTCCTTGGCCATTTCTTTGCTGGCGGCATAACTCTTGTCACGAATGACCTTGTGTATTTGAGTATTTGAAGTCTTGGCTTCCAAACTCTCAAACGGAATCATTTTACTTTGCAGGAATGAATGCCATCCAAGAACACCAATACCAAGTGCTCGCTGATTCTTAGCAAATGTATGAGCAGCCTTGAGGAATGGAATATTTTCAGTTGCCTGAATATAATCTTCCATCACCGCATCAAGGAAATATGTCATTGTTTCAACAGCGTCGGTAGATTTCCAATCTTCATAATGCAGAAGATTCATAGAAGACAAGTTGCATACAAATGTTTCTTCGGCAGAAGAACTGAGGCAGATTTCAGAACATAGATTAGATGCGTGAATCTTCATCTTTTTGTCCTTATATACTTCTGGAGCATTATCATTTACATTATCACTAAAGAAGATATATGGATAGCCAGACTCAAACCGCTTCTTGAGCACTTTGGCCCAAACAGCACGAGCATCCTTGTCGCCATCAATCATCTTCTTCATAAACTTGTTGCCAACGCAAACACCAATACTCAAGTCTTGAATAGCGTGACCTTCTTCACGAATGCCAAGAAACTCCATAATATCTGGATGTTCAATCGGAAGATATGCCGCAAAACTGCCACGTCGGACATTTGATTGTGATACTACACGAGTAACCGCATCAAACATTTCCATAAAATGGACAGGACCAGAACTTGTACCACCAACGCTAATCGGTGTACCACGACTACGCAAGTCGCCAAAATATCCAGACGTGCCAGCACCATACTTTGTAAGCATACCAACTTCAGCGGTCTTTTCAAGAATGGCATTCATAGTGTCAGACACATATGAACCATTGCAACTAATAGATAATCCGCGTCCATTGCCAAAGTTTGCCCAGACAGGAGATGATAATGAATACCATCCTTTGTGCATATAGGACTCAAACTTTTCAGCGAATCCTTTCTTTTTTAGAATCTTTTCCGCAGCCTTAGAAATCTCGTGGATTCTTTCTTCTGCGGTCTGCCCTTTAGGCAAATATCCTCGTTCAAGGAATGTGATGCTGTCCTTGTTCAGCCAATAAATGTCTTTGCTCATAACTTAAAATAGGTCGTCTGCTTGTATAGATTGTGTTTTCTTAGCATATTCAACAGGTCTCTTATGAAAGAAATCTGTCATAGTATTACCCATTACATCTTCATCCATCCAAGTAGTCAACTCAATAATGCTTTGTGGCACTTCAAATATTTTTCTGAAGCCAATCATTTCCAAACTATCGTTCAGACGACGCTGCACATATCCTTTTAAAATATCTGCACTAATCTTTTCGTCGGCATAATCACCAATCATCCAATCAATAAGCTTGCATTCAGCATTATATGATTCTTGTGCTTCGTGAAGAATTTTTTCTTCAAGTTCAGCATCAAACAACTCTGGCAGTTCTTGGCGAATAGTATTTACAATCTTTCCACCAGCAAGACCGTGTAATGTTTCTTCCTTGGCTGTATATGCTACTTGTTGAGCAGTATCCTTGAGAAGTCCTTTATAACGGTTAAACCAGTTGATAATATAAAACTGACTAAACAAGGACACATTTTCTACATATAGTGTAAAAGAATCAGCGAGTATATATACTGCTTGCGATTGTCTGTATATACCTTGTCAAGATATTTACGAAGATACTTTACACGCCCTTGAATAATATCAAGTTTGAGGTTTTCTTCAAACACATCCTGCATTTGTAGCACATCCAGTAGTTTTTCATATGCATTGTTATGAATAACTTCAATGTTGCCCATAGTAATACCCAAATCACTAAGTGCTGGATGTGGTAGTGTATCACCCAACTTTGTCCAAAATTTCTTTACAGATATTTCTATCTGTCCAATCGCACTCAAAGCATTTTTGATAATGACCTGCTCTTGCGGAGTTAGTTCAGTTTTGTACTGTTGTAGGTCGCTTGTAAATGTAAACTCGTTTGGAGTCCAGTGTCCAGCCCACATAGCATCAATATATTCTTGTGCCCAAGGATAGCGATTTGGCTTACGAGCGATTTGTTCGTCAAAGATTGTCATAAATGTTCCTCCGCTTGTTATTATTGTGTGGAGAATAAATACGTGTTATAAAAAATAAATTATGCAAAAAATTTTAGAAAATTTTCTCACAAATTGATGTTTTCACCATTTTGGTTTTGGCGAGAACTATTCCATTTATTTTTCAACATGGTCTTCATAGAAGATTCGTCATCTTCCATACCAGACTGAATGGCCATTGCTTCCTTTGACTTGGAATCGTAGATTTCAATATCGCCATTTCCTGTATTCATCTTGGCATATAGTGTAATGCCATCAGGACCAAATCGGTTCTTGATTACGTGACAACGAGCAGTATTGTTTGCCTTATCTTGCACATGTTTCGCGTTACGCTAAACACAAAGTCAGCGGTCATAATCTTACGATAAGAGTCGGCAATGTTATGTGCTTGAACAACGTCTTCTTGTCCACCGCTACGGTTTGTTTGCGACGCAGTCCATACAGGAATCTGTAGTTCTCCAGCAACTTGACGCAGTTCTTCATAAATGTTTCCTGCTTCGCTATAACTATTGCTGTTCTTTTCCTTTTCCTGTGGGCGAAGGATGTCAGCATAATCAACAATCATCTCATTGATTTTTACATTTTCAAGTGCCTGAATACGTTCAATATGAAACTTTAGTGATTGAGCACTTACGGTCTTGAGAGGAAAATACTTTACAAACAACTTACCGTCGATTTTCTTGATAGCGTCTTCAACTTCATCTTGACGATGCTTGATTTCCTGAAAATCAATGTGAGTAAAGCAGCAGTCATAACGTAGACCAACATAGTTTTCGTTTAGTTCCAAAGTGAAGTGTGCGATATTCTTTCCCTTCTTCATTGCTTTGGCACCAAGGCTGCATAGCAGCCAACTCTTACCAATGCCAGCGGGGGCAACAACAATACCAAGTTCGCCAGGTCCAAGACCGCCGTCCATGAGAGAGTCAATAACATCCCAACCAGTAGGAATGGTATTGCGACACATCTCACTCATACGAGTAGCAACATCCTTGTGATAGTTGTGTCCAAGGTTGCGTTCCATACCAGCCTTCATGGCCTTATCAACCAGACCCTTAATTTTGTCATATTCACCAGTCTTCAAATGGTCAACCGACTCAATGATGGCATTTTTGAGTTTCTGGTTTTGCAGAACTCAGAAACTGTTCACGTACAAACTGAAGATCCTTTTCGGTAATCTTCATATATACGCTCTTGAGTTGGTCCACAACCGACGATTTGAAATCGGCATTCTCAATCGTATCAACACGAACTTTGAAAACTTGCATAGTAGGCAAGTCCTTATATTCCGCGTGATATTGAATGATTTCCTTTACAATCCAACGATGTGCCTCATTTTCAAAGGCATCAATCTCTATGATGTCAACAACTCGTTCCAAGAACGATTTGTCCGTAAGGATGCTTGCGATAATCTTGATTTGAAATTCAAGACCATATTTGTGTAGATTGTCTATGATTACTGGAGCCATAAATGATGATGTTTAGAATATTACGACGCATTTGGAGTTTCGTCAATTTGATTTAGAATATTTATGCGGATTTTGCCATAACGTGCAATGGATAGAAAACTTCCTGCAACCATACATGATAGTTTGATATAGTGGAGTGCATACCGTGTGCAGTAAGTTTCTGAATGAAATGAAACTTGTTATAGTCGTAGATATTCTCTACTGCATCAGATATTTTCATCTGCAAAGAACCTGCAAAGCTTGGGTTCTTTAGTTGCATAAGCATATAGTTTCTATTCAATATCTTAGCGTGTTCAACAATACTTGAATATATCTTCTTTTCGTTGATACAATCCTTGGCACGCAGCAATAGTTCTTCCACTGAAGTTTCCTTGTTTTCTGTAAGCATAGGAAAGCATTTGATTGCCGTCTTTAGTCCTACGCCTTTTACTCCATCAATATTATCAGAAGAGTCACCTTCAAGTATGCGATAATAAATAAAGTTGGTAGGATGCACGCCATATTCATTGATTACATCCTGCACGCCATATATCTTTTTCTTGATAGGACTCCAAATACATACTCTATCATTTACAAGTTGAATAAAATCCTTATCTCCACTCATAATGGTGATTTTAGCGTTTGGATACATCTGTGTAGCAATATAAGCAATGGCATCGTCTGCTTCTATATAATCAATAGAAATAACACTAACAGGCAAGCTGCGAAGAAAATCAATCAGTTTTACCATTTGATGCACCATTGCTTCCTGCTCTGTTTGCGGGTCGCTCATTTCTTCATATGCTCTATTTACACGAACAGATACTTTACGATTGTTCTTGTATTCTGGATATATGTCTCGACGACGTTGGCTACCGCCCTTGCCATCAAACACTACAATTACTCTGGTGGGATGTAGTAGTTTTATTGCATATCCAAGGCTGGTAAGAAATCCGGTTACACCACCAACGTGATCACCATTTTCACTTAGTGTAGGAACAACGGTCCAACAGCGAATAAAATTGTTTGTTCCATCCACAACAAGAATATCACTATTCTTTTCTTTCTTTGTATTTACAGGCAAAGATGCGTGCTCAGATTTTATCTGAGAAAATATAGATGCAAACTTCTTTTTCGTTTCTTCTTGCATTTGTGTGAACCATATGAAGATATTTCACTTCATATGGTCATTTTAGTTTAGTCGTCGGACCCTTCAGATGCTTCGTCATACTCCACATCATCGGCAATCTCGGAATTTGGAGCCTTATACTTCATAACAAAATTTTCGCAAAGTTTGTTATATAGATAATCTCTGCATTCTGGACGATCTTTTCAGTAACTTGGGCAAGTCCTTCTTTTCAAATACAACTGTTTCGGGTTCTTTACCTTCAACGGGCATAATGAATTGCAGGTTCTTTGCCTTTTTGTCTTCTTCTCTTTCTTCTTCCAACTGCTTCTTTGTCTTTTTCTCCCGCAACCTTTACCTTTTTTGCGTTGGTTACAATATCCCATTCAATGAGATGCTCTAACCAGTTGCTGAAGTTGTCGATACCACGGTCGAAGTAGATGTCAAATTCGGCGAGATCGCATAGGCGGACCCATACGATTCTTCACCACAGTGCACTTGGTACGAATACCAACCGTCTGCTTGTCTGCATTCTTGATTTGATTCAACTGCTTTAGACGTAGGCGAAGCGAAGCGTGAAACGCAATGGCTTTGCCGCCGCTGGTTGATCCACGGATCGCCGAGACCAACAAACCCCACCTTCTGACGAAGTTGATTGGTAAAGCACAAGCATACACGCTGTTTGGCAATAAGTCCGGTAATCTTTCTCATTGCCTTGCTGATTGCAATTGCTTTGCCTGTAGCATAACCATCCGCACCGTGATCGCTTGCCAGTTCCTTCTTGGTAGAAGCAGCCGCAACAGAGTCAACAAGGATTGTAACCAGACGATTCTTGCTGCTCTTGCGAACAAGAGTGATGATTTCTTCAACTTTATCAAATACATCTTCTACTGTATCAACGTTGATGTATAGCATCTTTGGAACGTCTACACCAATCGCTGTTAGAAAATCGGTAGATACGGATGTTTCTGTATCAATAAACACCGCCAATCCACCCTTTTTCTGTGTTTCAGCAAGCAGATGAGCGCCCATAAGGCTCTTACCAGATGCTTCAAGACCAGTAAGTTCAGTGATTCTACCCACAGGCAATCCACCATTGGGGCGGTTTGCAATAGTCAAATCAACCAAACTGTTTCCGGTACTAACCCAGTCAGTAATCTGCGAAGGATCGTCTTCTGCATCAAGAAGAAAGCAACTTTACCGTCGCTATTCTTGTTGATGGAGTCGGCCAAAGCCTCCGCCAGTTCATCACGAGAGCCCATCTCGTGTTCAATTGTTTTTCTTTTTCATAGTTTATATGTTAGGACGATGAGTGGTGTGCCGGTACTCCATCCGACACACCACCATCATCATTTATTCTACTACTCCGTTCAACTTACGAGTTGAACAAATCGTTGAATTCGTCGGCAATAGCCTTGGTATTGGCAGGAGCCTTGACCGCAGCCTTAGTTGTAGCACTCTTGGGTGCAACAGGAGCATCGGCAGGTTCTGCTTCAGCAGGAGCGGTGGCAGTAACGGTCTCACCATCTTCAGCCGCTTCTTGTGAAGAGTTGAGCCAAGTGTCCATGACCGCAGCAAGTTCTTCATAGGAGAGTTCAGGAAAAGTTCTGTGACGTTCTTCTGGTTCTTGACTTTTTCCTTGATGGCCGCATCGGCAGGGTCAAACGCAGGCGTCTGGTTTGGCTTTACACGAATAGTGGTCTCAGGAAAACTCTTGCCGGTTTCTTCGGCGGTCTTAAACTCGACAACAATATCACGTCCTGCTCTCAGGTCAGTAATATCACCATAATCAGCATCGGCAATAATGCTCAAGATTTCCTGATACACCTGCTTGCCCATACCCCAGAACTTTACTCCCTCGTGTTCTGCTCCGCGAACCAGAACAGGAACATATGTACGCAACTTGGGTTCAAGGGAACGGCCAGTCTTCCATTCTTCCTTGTCTCCGCTCTTCTTGAGTTTGTTGGCAAACTCAACAATAGAGATCGGGGCGACCAAACGAAGAAGGAGACAAATATGTCTTGCCGTTCATGTTGTAATGAAAAAGCAGTTCAATGAACGGATTTTCAGGGTTGTGAGCATAAGGAACGATTCGGATTACGTTCTTGCCCGGTGTTGGCTTCCACACAGCGGTGGTCTTGTTTTGCGTGCTCTTGAGCGAATCAAGACGCGACTTAATTTTATTAAGATCTAATGACATAATTATTTATTCGTTAATTGTTAATGTGTTTGACCAATTTGAAATGTACTCAACTCGGTCAATGTTGAATACTATGACTCAATAAATGGTAATCGTCAATCTATAAGAAGCAGTTAGCTAACTTTTCAATATTTAATTAGTCATTCGTTAAGTTTATATAACTATAAACTATAAAAGATTTTTGACTAACTTATACTGTATATCTTCATCAGCCTTGTTGGCGTGACTTTTATTTTGCCTTCTCTAGCGGTAATAAACGAGTTTCTATATTGTTCCCAGTTTATCTGAAATGTATTTGATACTATACCATTATTCTGTTCTTTGATAAGTTCATTAAGAGCATTGATGCTGTATATAATATTAAACTCTTTTTTGCGATGCACAGAAATGGTGTTGGTATAAAACTGACTGCCATTCTTTTCTGCGTTATATGTAAGAAATATTTCATCTTTGTTGGCGGCGTTTTGTAGCACATACACTTTCTTTTCAAGAATATTATAGTATTCAGACAATGCGTCTATTTCGTTTTGGAAGGTATTATACTTTGCGAAAGTGCAAAGAAGTTGTGCGTTATTGCCTGCCATACTACACCATACTCTTTTCTGCAAAGATTTTATACTCGTCTCTGTCAACACTCTTGATTGGCACAACTTCACCACTCAATCCAACAACTGCTATTGTATTGCCTTCAATGTCTCTATATTCACCGTATGGCTCTGCTTTCCATCCTTTTTTATCAGCAAACTTTTTGATATACTTGAATATTGTTCTGGTGGGGTTGTTACTACCGGCACTTCTACGGCGGGAACTTCTGCTGGTTTTGGTGCTTGCGGTTTTTGCTCGTGGTACTTCCGCTGGAATGACCGACGCTGGTTTGGAAGAATATCTCGCCTTAGCTGATGCTTTTATTTTTTCTATGTCTTTGTTTGATAAAGGTGTCTCGTCGTCGCTTTCTGGAGGAAGTTCGTCTTTTTGCAGCAACGGGTTGTTTGGCAGTCGGAACTTGTTGAGCGGGAGCTTTTGCGGACTGTGCAGTAGGAGACGGTGCCGTCTGTGGTTTTTGTGATTGAGGTTGAGGTTGTGTAGTAATGTTGCCTGTTGCGTTTGACGTTTTTGCTTTCCTTTACGTTTGTAATATAAATTCATTCCACCTTTACCGTGGGTTGGGTCTGATATCGAGTGTGTACCTTTTTTGATTGCCGCGTCACGGTATTCCTTTGATGGAAATGTAACTAACCATCCATCTTTATTAAATGCCTGTCTATCTGGGTATTTGCCTTCTTGGGTAATTATTGTTTCCAAAAGCTCTTGGATTCCTTCTTCTTTAGACCTTTTCCTTTTAAAACTTCGTATACTATGTCTATATGTTCTACATTCGTCAAATCTACAATACCACTCATCGATTCCTTCGTGCAACGACGACTCAAGTAATATGTCGTCTATGAATTTTTGATATGTTTTTCTTATTCATTATATAATCCTTATTGTTTCTTAAATTTTATTCCCTTTGAGTATGAATAAAAATACCATCCACTCGATTGACTCAAATCTTCTATATATTCAACCCAAGTTATTTTTGCGCTCTCTTGTTTACCAACTTTATTAATTATAATAATTCCGGTATAATCAAGTTCTGGTAAAGCTCTTTTCCTACTTGCTCTGGTGTTAAAGTTTCATCAGAAAACATTTGTAACTTTAGTATTTCTGGTACAATAATTGACTGTTCTCTATTTCCTATTGCCGTGACGTTTATTTCCACGGGCGTTTGTTGTGCCGGTGGATTTTCTATCGTTTCTTTTGACTTCCTGGTCAGGAATTTCTACAGCCACTTCTACTTCTTTATTTGGTAGTTTAAAATCAGCAACACTTGTTATGGCCTCTATCTTTCTCTTTGTCCGGCATTTCTTTGAAAAACACTCTGCATTTTATTATGGACTTAAATACATTCACACCAAATGCTTCTTTGTTTGGATTTTCAAAATACTTTAGTGCATATTCAAACTCTTTTGCATCAAGGGCACTTAGGTATATCGTTTACTTTTCTCAAAAGATTTAATAAAGCTTGTTTATTATCTTTTCTTCTTTTCACGAAATATTCCAACTCATCCATCGGCTTATGACAATTTTTAAATTATCAAACCCCTTGCCTTCTCCTTTTTTAAAACTATTATCTTCGACTTTAAATACTCCTCCGACCGATTCTTTATACCGTCAACGGTTCCGCTCGGTAAAACCAAGTCACCGGACTCTCCTCTTCCTGTCTTGCTTGCCGGATATTAAAAATACAAGAGGATATTCTCCCCGACCAATCGAACTTCTTCCTTTCAGAGGCATCAGAATCTAAAAATCCTATTATATGGTCTTCATTGTATAAGTTTGGGCGAGAACTGTATAATTGTCCAATATATTCCGCGGCAGCAGAAGGCGTCATTTTATTAAAATTTCGTATAAATTCCAATTCGTCCGAACCCCATTGCTTTTTACTACTTTTTGAAGTATCCCGCACTTTATGAAACTCAATATTTTTCTATTTTATCTTCTGGTATATTTTTTGCAGTCAACGACGCCTCTGATATATTGCCTTTAGACCACTTTGTCCTAACACTGTCAGCCGTGTTTTTTTGTTTAGACGGTGTTTTTAATTTTTCCATTACACTTTGGACAACTTCTTGTTCCAAGCCATATTTTTTAAGTGCGTTTTCAAGCAAATTTATATTATCTTGTACTTCAAATCCATTCATGAATCCATCCTTGGACTCAAGTGCCAATTCACTTAAAATTTTTTCTATAATCTTGTTTTTTTCCATAATATATAAATATTCGTATATATGAGATATACGCATATAATAAATATTATATAAGCACTTGTTTCATATCTCCATAGTTTTTGCCAACATACACTTTTACAGGAAACTTATCTCGCTCCATTATGCTTTTGATTCTTTTTATAATAGACATTTTGTCTTCTTTATGAGCATCAAAAAGTATACTATCGTATGTATATAAAATAGGTATGGTTTTTTTGTTGTTTAGATTGTTCATCAGGTCACCCAATACATCAACTGCCATTTCTGTTTCAAATGCCTGTAGTATATAGTTGAATAGTTTGTTTGGCGTTGGTTCTTGAATATGACAATGTTTGATTTTTCTGCCATATTTTGGCGTCTCTATATATCCATTCTCCATAAAGAACTTCCAACGATGGTCAATATACTCTTGTACCTTCTTGAAGTATGGTATATGCAGCCACTTTTATCTATACCACCATATATCTGCTTGAATGTAAATCCTTTAGCGACGGCAATATCTTCTTCAGTTATATTTGATTTATTGAAATAGTATTTGGAAAGATATGCATATGGGTTCTCGGCGGCGTCCATACTAAAGTTGGACAAATGAGCAATCAGACGAGGATGAAAAGCATTATAGTCCATCATTACCAGCATACCATCGTCGCCATATCTACTCACAAAGCAGTTTCTGCTGCCATCATTCTTGTTTAGAGCAGCATAGTTTACGCCGCCAAATCTATTTGATGGTCTGCCTGGTTGATGTAAGCAGATTATACTGCGAAAATACAATGTTGTTTTTGATATGACGATTTTGTTCTTCGCCAAATGCTTCTGTAAAATCATCATTCACACACAATCCATTTGACTCCAACTTGGCAAACAAATCTGTCATTATGTTGTTGGTAAATGTAAATCCACGTTCATTGGCATCCTGCACAGATATGTTCTTTATCTTGCTCACTGCTTCAACAAACATTCGTGCGTGCTTGTATATTGGCACACATTTATTGAGATTATACAAGTTCTTGAAGTTATACTCTACAAATCTATGCGAGTTTGTTGACTCAATATCATTTGGCAAGTCGCCGCTATCAAGAAACCTATATACATTTATATCAATAAAACCATAATCCTCGCCAAGCAACTGAACAATGTTCTTTTTATCAGGCACAATCTTGTTGTGATATTTTGCATTACGCAACGCAACCTTGATATTAGTTAGATTGTCCGGCAAGCAGATACATTCGCTATGTTCTATTGGCAAACACCAATAAGTTTCGCTGATATAAAAGTAAAAGAAGATAAGCGATATTTTGTTATTGGATACGTGCTTTTGACTATCGGTGCATACAATATCCATATACATATGCTCAGAGTTGAGCATTGATATTAGACCATTATAATCGTTGGATGTTTCTACAATATGCACAATTTTATTATGTGCTAGTAGATATGTTTGTCAACTTATTTTAACTACCTCGCCAATATTCAAGTCGGTTGGCCAGAACAGATGACAAATCCACGCCTTCTTCTTTTCTTATTCTATCTATTTCAAAAGTATTTTGGTCTATTACGCCCGCTTTATCAAGAACATTGCCTTTGTAAATATTGTTCTTTGGGCCAGTTATTTTCCATCTTACTTGCACAAGTTTATATAAGTTTTATTGATAATCGCTCGGGCTATATAAGATATTTCGTGTATTACATTTTCATTAACTTTTTTGCAAATACGCGAGTAATAAATCCATTGGTATAATCATCGGCAGATGGCATTGGTTTATATATTGTAATATTTGTACTACCACCTATCTCTGGAAATATACCATATTGTGAAGATAATGTTTCGTTGTATATCATAATGTTGTTAATGGTCTCACTTGTGCTACAACCGTAGTTGTCCAATTTTTATCTTCTATGTTTTGTTTAACATCTGAAATTTGCCATACTGCATTTTCAAAATTATATGGTTCTGGTGCATGGTCGATTAAGAACTGAGAAAGATAGTTTATACCGGATATTCCTAATAATTCCAATGTTAGTGTAGTTCCTGGCATTATTGCATTATTTAAATATGGAGATTTTTTTATCAGGAAGCTTCAACACATAATTTAAGAAAGTGGTATTTTTTTCATACAAAAAATATCTCAAATTCTTGCCTGGATTATTTTGGTCTTTTTTATAATATATAAAAAATGTATCTAAATTTTTGTCGCTGCGTGTTTGTCGTTTTTTGACATTTTCTTCATATCTTCTTCTCAATGTTTCCATTTCTCTGCGTTCACGTTCCCCAACCGATTGTTCACCTTGCAGTTCTACATTCAAATTTGGATTTTGGTCAGATGCAACGACTGTTTTTATTTCTCCTTTACGATACAATCTATCTCCCGAAGAATATCTGCTTACGATAGGATTTGCTGCCACATGTTTTTGTTTGTGTAGAACCATCTGGGTCTTGTTCTGGATTTGCACTCTGCATTACCAATTGGTTCATCATTTCAGAACTCATCTTTACGTCAAAAGATGCTGCCTTAATAAATGCAGAATCTAACGCACCCAACGTAATAACCGACAAATTTCTAGCATCATTTTTTATTGCTATACCAGGTAAGTTTTCGTCATATACGGAATATGTACTATTACCATACTCGGCGGGTATTAATTTAAGTTGGCAAGTTTGACAAAGTGCTTGGTTTATTCCTGCAATAGTTCTTCTATTAATTTTAATACCGAGTCGTGTTTCAACACAAGCTTTCTAAAATATTCTTCGTCAATGAACAAATCTCTCAAAAACCCCCAATATCCAGAATTAAATTTCTGTGCAACATTTCCATCATTGTCAAATATCTGGTCGTCTTCGTATACTGGAAATGATTCTCCGCTTGGATTTATAACCTCCTGTAAGTTGTCATATCTTGTAAAATCTAAAGAATATTCTTTCAATGTATTTTCTACGGTTTGTTTAAATAAACGATTATAGGTTTCGTCTTCTGGTTCATATTCGCGGTTTGCGTCATCCAGTTCTTCATATGCAAATCTTGGTGCATATCTGTTTGGTACAAGTACATCTGTGCTTGCCGACTTCATCAGAGGATGTCCGCACATTCTTGCGTCCATTATGTCTAACTCACGTATTGTTGCAGTTTGGGTTCCTTCCATCGTTACTCTAAAAATGCATTTATAATATCTTGTATTAAATCCATTCTTAGCCAAAGTTTTGCTGTTTTATTTTGCGATGGAGTATTTGTTATTCTAAAAACACGTTGGTCAATTATTTCTTTTTCTTCTCCCAATTGTAATTCTCTTCTGATTTTGACATATTCGTCTTTAGGCGAATCTATATTCATCATGTTTTTTCTGCAAATGAGTAAAAACTTTTCACAGATACATAGGTTCCTTCTCGTTTTATTGTAACATCCTTGGTTGCAATCTGCTCTCCTTCTATAAGTTTGTTCGCATTTATTAATGTAGTATGACAATCATAGCCGCCATTTTCGTTCATCTTATATCCATAATCTACTATGAATCCAAGACCAGCATCATAGTTTCCCTTGGACTGTTTAATATATTCCAATGTGTAGCCAGGATCAACAAACATATTGTTTATCCAGTCCAAATCAGTTAAATCCACTAACGCTGTGCGGTCATAGTTATTCCATCCCCATTCCACCAAGCAAGTTATTCTTGGTGTTAAAAAATATGGAATCAGATAATTTAATTGTGCCAAAAGAATAACATTTCCAGTTTATTGTAATCTTTCTGCACAAAGTTTGGAAAACTTGAATTTGAGCCGTTTAGTTCACACGACACCGATTCTACGTTTGGAGGTGGGCGGTGTGGAAAATCTGTTCTTGTTACTTCTCCAGCTCGTCCTACTCGTGGAACAATATAATTTTCTTTGTCTATTTGATGCGGGTTTCCTTTGGCGTCTACTCCTATGGTTATTTTTCCATTTTGATTAAACCCCGTAGCTTTCTGCAAATCCGTATGCTCCGCCAATACAAATCCATCCTTGCCTTCGGCGGCAGATAATTTTGATATTCCGTTTGGAAAAAATCTAGCCCACTGCAGTTCTTGGACCGCTGTATGGAGACTCTTCCGTTGGATTTGAGGTTTTGTCCATATTCTCTTGCTCGACGTTTCAATTCATCAATTACCCACGGCGATAGTGGATGCAATCCCCACGGTACTACAGTTATATTACTCATAACAATTATATATTATTTTCTCTTCTAAAGCTTAAAATTATGTTGTCTATGTTTTGTGGTATTCTTAATTGCTGTCCCGTTGGTGCTTTTAGCGTCGCTTTTATACCATTCGCTTGTGCAATAACCCACCACAATGTGCTATCTTTATAAAATTTATATGCCAAGACTGTCAAGATAATCTGTTTCACTTGCAACGATGTATATATCATTCAACGCCACCGGTATTTTTGGATATCGTGTTGTTCTAAACACTCGCTTGCCATCATAGCGTTTAAAAACATTAATTTCATTTTGAACATATCTATTCATATTATAATACACTCCATCCTACTTGTGGACCAAAATGATAATTGCTTGTCAACGATTTGGCTGTCTTTCTATTATACTCAACTGGACTGAAACGTCAATAAGTGTTGGAAGCTGTCTTGAATATACGTTATTTTGATTTATGACCTTTTCATTTCCATATACATATGTATACTTATTATCTCGTAATGTTTCCCATTGAGCATCATCTGGTACAGTAACCCCAACACTTCTTAAAATAGCGGGTTGGTCTACATATAAATCTCCTATTCTAAATTCTATCATCGGTGGATATATAAATCCGCTTTCTCTGCCTGTGGTATCTGTTGTTTCATTTACTATAAAAGGCGTCATCTGCACCGTGGCTTGGTCCATTGTTCCGATTGCCTGAGATTGTATTTGTGGTTGTTGCAATAAACCAGATGTTACAATTGCTCTGTCTGTATATTTACTTGGTCTAGTTAATCCTACTAAATAATTTACTCTTTCCCAGTTAGGTACTAATTCATATATACTATTGGCATATACTCCTAAAGTTAAAACTTAATTCTCTGGTAAACCCTTTATAAATAAAAAGTTTGTCTGCGCGACCCATGTATTTAACATCATCCCAATCAGCAGTATTATTGTCTTGTATGCTACCAAGGGTTGCTCTGAATGGAATATACTTTGTGTTTATCAAATCATAAAAATAAAAGAATATTAAGTCTTTAGATTGATTTGACCCCTGTTTTAAAAGTATTTCATCTATACTATCCGTGGTTACCAGTAAGTTATAATCGTCTGGCGTTCCTGTCTCCCCCGTACCTTTGATGCTTTAGCAAATCCTCTATTGTCTATTCGTAATTCGTTTACTGTTTCTTGACTTCTTAGATATTCTATGAATGGACCATCAGTAACCGTTGATTTATCCACAAAATTCAAATTATCCGCGTCAATGCCTTTAGGTATAGAATTATAATCAGTAAGATTGTTTATTCCTTTGTCTGGATTATTCGTGTATCCTTCCGCGGATTTTCTGCGTGGCGGCAGTATAGCAACGTATGATTGAACTGCTCGCAACATGCTTGCATATCTATCTACTATTAATGTTGAAGGACCGGTGTCTCCTGGATTTTTTATTATTGCTTTTGGTGCATAATAATTGCTCGTGTCGTCTTCTCCATAAGGCGTATCTGTTCTGCTGGCGTATAAACGTGAAAATCTTTTGGATTACGCGGCGAAGAATTATCCGCCGATGCCAAAAATTTGTCATCATTATAAAATGTTGTTGCGTCTCTGTTTGGTGCAGAGATGATTAGCTTGTTTCTATCTTCTAAATATGAGAAGTATATACCCTCCTGATATGCCGAGTCATATTCTGGTCTATATTTCCATGGGTCTATAACATTTGCTCTTCTCGTACTTGGTATAAGTGTTTGCATCCTGTCCATCGAATGGTTCGTGCAACCCACCACTTGTTCCTCCACCTTGTCCAATTCCCCACAATGTTTTGAATATAGAGTTTGCATTATTTCCAGTTTCAAATCTTAACAGCCCATATGGTGCTCCACCTTTTGCAAATGCGTAGTTTGAAGTACGTGTACCTCCGCCATTATTATTTCTAAAATTTATATTTATTTCAGAATGTCTGACTGGAAATTGTCTGCGCACCGAGTTTAACAAACTGCGATAGTTATATATTCTTGTTTCGCTGAACGCATTTGTTTGTTGTAAAAACGCTTGATTTCTGGTGAAGTTGCGGCCAATCCCGCTAGAAGAAAATTGTCTAAATCTATCAACGTCCACCGACACCGAAGGTTCTGGATATGTTTGCGAACTATATTTAGTAAAATCTTTTTTATAATTAGAATCAGTAAGTTTGGTGTATATATAAGGCTGGTCGGGTCCAGAGTCTCCCCCGCTTGATAATATGGACTAAATTTATTATATATTCTGTATTCGTTTCTTAAAAACGAGGCTACCCGCAACGAAGGCGTATTTCGTCGTATTGGCACTAATGGAGCTAAAAATGTATTGTCTTCCATAATCTATAAATATCAAGATGACTTGGCCAATGTTCTTGAAACTAATATACCATCCATATTAACAGCAATTGCCCCATTCTTCAGCAGCCCAATTAATTCATCTAATTTTTCAATCATAGCGTTTTGATTATTATTTACATTAACAATGGGCGTTGCGCCTCCAGCAGTTCCACCGAGTTTTGATATTGCGTCGGTAAGCTTGTCAACAGTTTCTTTAAGTTCATCAAGGTTTTTGACTTCAACTGCCATAGTAACTTGTTTTTCAACATTGGCTGTACTTCGCTGTTTGTATGTTGTTGCCGCGTCTCCTCCGAGTAGTTTACCTACAAATGGAATACTTTTTATAAAATTAAACGCGGTTTTGAATGGAGAAACTAGTATATCAAATATTCCACCCATATTGCGGTTTATGCCTTTGGTTATGGAAGTCTTTCAATGACCCACTTCTACCGAACATAGATGATGCAAATTAAACACTCTTTTGAATGGTAGAGTTACTGACCATTAATGATAGTAGAACTAATGGACGTTAAGCCGTCAACCATAGCAGAACCAATAGACTTTATTCCATTTATTATAGAATCTCCAGCAATCCATCTCCACCGAATAACTTAGAAACAAAATTAAACACTTTTCTGAATGGCCAAGTAGTACGTCCAATAACATTCCTCCGATGGATTTAATACCATCCACTATACCGAGTCCAAGTTCAGACGGCGATTGACCCAAAAATGTATTTTTCTAACCATTCCCATACTTTGACAAATGGCATCATCAACCATTCCAATACCGTTTTTCCTACGCTTTTTATACCTTCAACCATTTCATCTGGAATATCCACACCAAATTTTCTTAGTACCCACACTCCAATATCTATAAATGGAGATATGATGGCGTCAAAAATTGCACCAGGTACCGCCAATAAAGACTTTATTATCTTATCACCAATACTTAAGTTGTCATCAGTCCATATACTAAACAGGCTTGTTCCCAATTCCCATAATATTTGAATTGCTGTTATGACTTGTCCTATAACAGGTATGGCTTTGAAAATATTCCAACAAATCTACCAACCAGTCCAAATGTTTTCCAAATACCCCAAATAGGTTTGAAACCGGACCAAGTGCGTTTCCAATTCCACCAACTGCACCAAAAAGTTTAGACACTGCAACAATTCCTAAGTTTGTAAATTTAGAAATTTGTGTTATAAGTGGTGGAACCCAACTAAACATACCAGACAATCTTGCTCCTATACCCGATACTCTGGAAAGTCCTACAAATATATCTTTTATGTACAATCCCATCCCCAAAAAAATTGCACTTACAGCTTGAAATGATTTTAATTCCGTAAACACTTTTCCAGACATTATTCCTAAAAACATAAACAATCTTACCACCGTGCTTACCGCCTCTCCGAGTTTTTCAGCATAAGGAACAATCTTGTTTACTCCTTCTCCTATCTTTGTCATTATTTCTTCCAGTTTTAACCCACCTTTCTCTCCAGACCGTAACCCACTAACAAATTTATCAAATGGAGCTAAAAATCCTCGCACCACTGCTGCTATGATTTTAAACGCAAATCCTAATAATCTTGCAGCTTAATTATTATCGGAGGCATTATTGTGTTTGCTATAGCAAGTAAAGCGTCGGCTATGTCTGTCCAAATTGCTGCGAATGCATTGGTAAGTTTATTCATTTCACCCTGCATCAATTCTCTTTTTGCCATTTCTTCTGCCTGTTTTTCCAAGTCCGCGGCGGCAGCTTTTTCGTTCTCTTTAATTTTTTGCTGCATTTCCGTGTATTTTTTATACAGTTCAGGACGAGTTTGCTCCAATTTTGCAAGAAGTTTTTGTTGATTTTGCTGCTTTATTATTTCTTGCACTGTCATTCCAGCCGCCTTGGCAAGAGCTTCTTGTTGATATACGTTAAGTCTTGTAAAATCTCCAGCTCTTTGCTATCTGTTTCAACGCAAGCTCTCTAGATTTTACTACGTCTCCTGCATATGCCGCTGCTCTAGCTTCTTGAAAATTCAGTGCTTTTCCTATTAATGCAGAAGCTTCAAGCTCGCTTGTAATACGAGTCTTGGTAATTTAAGAAATCCTCTAGCCGATTTTGACAAGGAGTTTACTGTAGTACCAAGTCTTCTTGCTTCCACGGTTGCTCGCATCAACGCCATAGGACTCTTTTGCAAGAAAGGCCAGAGTGTCTTCAGACGCGTTTGCCATATCATTCAATACCGCTCTTGGTGCAACTCCTCCCATTTCTGCCAAAGCAGCGGCAGATTTTATCATAGAGTCTCCGGTACTTCCTACAGAATTTGATATAGATTCAAACAATCCTTTAAATTTTGCAGCATCTTGTACATTCAATCCAAGATTTGCCGCCATCATAGCAGTATTTGCTATTGCTTCTTTGGTAACCAATCCAATTACCTGAAATTCATTTGTTAATGCCGTTGCTGCTTCATATGCTTCTTTTATCCCGACACCGAGATTTTGCATTTGAACATTAACTTCTCTCGCAGCTTTATCCAATTCTCTGGTTTGACTTACTAAAAATCCCGTGTTTTTTCTGAAGTCAAGTGCTGCTTGGTCCAATTCTTTCCATCTTTCGAGTGAGGCTTTCAACATTGCCAACCAAGCACGCATTCCACCTTTAGCAATAGATATCAATAATTCTTTTGTTTTGCTGTATCCCTCCACACTAGCATTAATAAAACCCTCAATTTCTTGCCCCGTTATAAGCAAATTTTTTGTAATTTGTAGTTGTGATTCTAAAGTTCTAAGCGCATCTTTTTCCAATTTTAAGCGGTTAGATGTATAGTAAGCCGCAACCTTTCCTCCATCAATTTTTTTGTTAATACAGATTGTATATAATTTTCTATTTTTTCTTCTTTCTGCTTTGCGGCAATCGTGTCTTTAATTGTCTGTATATCTCGCCGTCTGGCCGCTGCTGTTCTTTCGGTAATTTTTCCAGAAGCTATTTCTTGTTGAAATTCTCGCTCTTTTCGAGCCAGCAGTACATTTTGATATTTTATTTGGTCTTTTATAATCTCACTTTTATATTGAGAGGTTGCCAGTTTACTTTCGTTTTGTGCTATATTTTTTTGTATAGTGCTATACGTAGTTTCTAACTTTGTAATTTTTTGTTTTTTTCTTCAATTTTTTTAGTTAAATCTAATACTATTTTGTTACCTTCTACTTCTCTTTGCAAGTCTTCTGCTCTTTTTTTGAAACTCCGCGAGTTTTATCAACTACCTCTGCTATTTTTTCATATATATCCAATGCCGCTTGTGCGCGATTATACTCTTCCTGCGTCATTGATATATTATTGCTGTCGGCCATTTATATAATAGTTTATCCTATATAAATATATAATAACCACCCTTTTTACCTGCGTATTCCTGGTCTATCTACCTTTGGACCACTTGATTTTGGTCCTTTTGCGGCAGATTCGTGCTGTTCTGCTTCTTGTTTCTTTGTATCTACAAGCTTTCGTATATAAAATCTACGCAAATGCACAGGTAATGCATATGCTTCGGTGTGACTAAATGCCCCATTGCTATAATAGCATAGGGTGAATATTTCTTCGTGCAGGTTTACTTTATACTCAGGTGCTAGGCCAAAGAAGTCAACACCCAGTGGCATTGCCATCCTTTCATTATGCCCGCAAGCACTGCAAGTAAAATCAAATGTCATATCCAAATCAGGTGTATTTTCGCGAATATGCTTTCTTAATGCCATACTATCCTTGGCAAGCATGTTATCTACAAACTTCTTGACGCCTCCTCTATCACTATTTCCATCAATAGAAACAATGCTATACTTTATTCTGGTTGTCATTTCTGGTGTATTCGTTTTGGAAATTTTTGCAAGACCTTTTAGTTCTGCATCAATGTCTCCTTCATCTTTGTGCGTTAATAATCTATAAACTATAGTCTTTTTTGATATAGGAAGTTCAAAAGAAAATGCGTTTTCTCCTTGGTATGTTTACTAAAGTCAAATGCTTTGGCTTTTAGGTCAGCCAAGTTTATTTTGACTTCATTTTCTTCGCCGCATTTTGGGCAAGTAATCTTGGCAGGATATTCATCGCCGTATGCAAGTCTTCTAGCAGCAACAAATATGGCATTTTTATCTCCAATCAAGATGTCTTCAAGTTTTACACCTGGTGATACAATCAACGCCTTCAACAATTCATCCAATACCACGCCCTTCTTGATAAGATTTTGATTAGTAAGAATATCTTCTTCGCGAGCAGTCATATACTTTAGTTGAATGCGACCACTGCTTAATGGAGAAGATAGTGGATAAAAATGGCCCTCCGAAGGCAAGTCTATATATTCTGTAGGAAAATCAAGCTTTTGCTCTACTGGTGCTGCTTGTGCAACTACTGGCTGAACCTGTGCATTTTGCTTTGTAACTGGTATTGTATTATCCATATTTAATATAACTTTTGTTTATTCATATATATGAACTAAAAGTAGTTTTTTGTATATATAAAAAGTTCTGCCGCTAAAAAGCGGCAGAAGCAGTGACAATATGTTTATTTAGTTGTTATTGTTTTAATCCTTTTTTCTTCATCAAGTATGCACGCAGTCTGTTCATTTTTGCTTGTTTAGCGGCTTTTTCAGATGCAGCAAGATTTGATATATCAGGTTCTGCGGTATCTGCATCTACTCCAGTATCCGTCTTTGCTTTTTGCATTGCATTTTGAATAACAGATGCGTCCATGCTTAATGGAGTTTCTTCACTATTCTTTTCTGCGATTGCGTCCACAACTTCTTGTTCGGTTGCGTTTGGATTATACTTCATGAATTCTTCAACGGCATCTTCTGTTCTAGCAATTTCGGCTTTTGTACCAGTTCCTGTTGATGCGGCGGGCGATGTTGTTGGACGACCTAGGTTTGGATTCTTTCCTTGCTTAACATATGGTCCTTTTGGAGCTTCTGTTGGTGTGCCATCTGGAATGGTCTTGTGTCCTTTAACAACCCAACCGGTTGGAGAATTTGGGTCTTGTACTTTGAACTTGCTGCCAACGGCACCTTTTACACGAGCCATTTCATCAATTTCTTCACGAATCATTTGAAGAATATCTTCTTTTAGATTTCCAACCTTTTGTGGATTGGCTGGCTTCTTTACAACAGGAAGCTTCTTGCCTTCTTCTTTTTCCTTTGGTTCAGATGTTGGAGTTAATGACTTTGAATCAGCGACTTTTTCAGTGTGTTCGGTTGATTCTTTGGACTTTTGAAATCCAGACAATCCTTTAGATTCTGACAATTGTTGTTTTGCAGCAACAACTTCTTCGGTGATTATTTTCAATAATGATTTTAATTCTGATTTTTTCATAGTGGTTTCTTTAAGGTTAATTCTTCTGGCATAATCTTCCGCCGCTTTGGTTGATGTATCTATTATGTTTTTGATATATTGTTCTCTCTTTTTTGGGTCACGCTCTTTTAAGAATATATCATCATATGCAATGTCTTTTAAACTAGCTTCTAGTTGACCTATTTTGAAGAGATATTTAGGAGAGTTGTCCATATATCACCATTTACGACACGACCAATAACGGGCTTTTGTTCTTGGTCCAGGATTAGCACAGTTATGGCGAGCGCGAAAGCTTTTGCGACGCTTTGGATTACTCTTTTTGATTCTCATCTTCTTGTCGCCAAAGTTTACTTTTTTCACTTTTCCAGTTTTAGGATTCCTAACAAAAACTTTGAACTTTTTTGAATCGCCTCTCATTGGCTTGCCAAGTGGAACTTTACGACCACGATATTCTGCTTCTTCCAAGTTTTCCTTAGCATCAGCATTGATGTCTCCATATATTTCATAGAACTCATCACCTTCACAAGTATGTTCTTCACCTTCTGGAACCATATCCCAGTTGGTTTTCTTGTAGCATTCTTCCCACGCTTCATCCATTCCACCTTCTTGCATAGCGGCTTCATAACATTCCCAGCATTCACCCACGCCGCCTTTAGCAGAAGATTGAGATTTTTTCCATTCAGCGGAAACCCGTTGGGCAACTTCAAATCTTTCTTGATCTGTGAGTTTGCGATTTTCTCTTTCCCAGTCTTTCAATGCTTGGGCTTCATTGCCTACAAGATCTCCTGGCTTGCAATACTGCTTGTACCGCATCATCGAGGTCATTGTTAACGAATGATTCATTCCATACTTCTTCTACCATTTCACGTATCAATTTTCTTAGTTGTTCTTCTTTCATAAGTGTTTCCTCGTTCTTTTTTCTGCCTTGGCAGTGTGCTTTTTGACTAAATCCTTTTGGATGGCTGCAATCAATACTACGCTTGTATTTTTTACTCCATTTTTCATCAAGCTCTTCGACGCCTTCTGATTTTGTACCCCAATTCTTTGCTCCTTTTTTACGGCATTTTACCAATGCACCTGACGCATATGCACTCGGCCATACTTTATAACGAGATTTGACCTTATAATAGCAGGCGTCTTTCTTTTCATTCATGAGCATTTCTGATACAAGTTCTCCACCGCAAATTGGGCATATATGATTTTCCATAATAGATTCTTCTGTTTTCTTTTTTACAACTGAAAGGAGCACCTGCCGGTACGCCCTTTACTCTCGTATAACCTTTCCAACATTTTAGTTCGTCCATCTGATTAACTTCCGTTTTGACATTCTTTGCTTTGCCACTGCGTTCTGGATTTGGGTCTTCTCTACGTTTTCTACGCGCTGCTTTTGCTCTGGCTTTTTTACCCATCGCCTGTGCAGATTTTAATGGACGACATTTTGGCTTACCTTCACTTGATTTTCTCTGGCACATTGTCCACGAATTTTACCGTCTGGACCAAAACGTACCCATTTCTCTTTGAACCATTTATGCAGGTTTTCTTCAAGTTCAATAAGTTGTTGTTCTATATTATCCATTATGCCCTATCTTGTATAGCTTGTTGCTTACGAATTACATCAGATTGCTGCTTTTGCAGTTTTGCCTTAGTGCGTTCTGCTCGCTGTATTTTTGGCTGAATAGTTTGCTGTAGCTTGGCCATATCACCTTCTACTTTTTTAATATTTGTAGTTAGCTTATCGCTCTGAGCTTTTAGGTTTGCTAAATCTTTTTTATCTGCATCGGACAATCCGGTTTCTCCAGTGGAGCTATCAACTACTGCAAGGTCTTGTTCGCTTAATTTTCTGCGAACAACTTCTTGAATTATAGTTTTTAGTTGCGAACGTGTCATTTGCCGTGCATTTTAAGAATTTCTTCGGCAGCTTCTTTTGCTTTTTAGCAAGTTCAACTTCACGCTTTTCTTCTGGATTGTTCTATGTCAGTTTCATCGTGGTCTTTACCTTCAAACACAGCCCACATTTCATCAATCTTTTTATTGCCGTTCTTTTTGGCATAAAAAATCTTCCACATTGTAGCATATGCTTTACCTTCATCATCTTTATATTGCTTCAACAATTTATCGTGAAGTTTCTTTGGAAAATTTGGTGGAGACTTTTCTTGCAGTTCTTGCTTTTCTTCTGCCACACCAAGTGGAGCAAAATCATCTTTCATGAGTTTCTTCTACGACTTCACGTATAATTTGTTTTAGTTCTGATTTCTTCATAGTTTCTTTTTGTTTTTAGGTATATATAAATATAAACTATACTATAAAAAAGTATTATATAGTTGTGTTTCACACAGGTCATACCCGTGGGTTATAGGGGGTAGACAGATTATTGTCAAGATAAAATAAAAAACCCCCACGTCTTATGATGGGGGTTTGATATAAGAACTACTATAATAATATTAAAATTGCAAGATGCAATAATCCATAGACAATGTTAGATTGATTGTCATGGCTTCGGCATTTGCCCAGTCCATACCAGTAAAGTCAACGCTCGATGGAAATGCTCCTTTTAAGTCCCACTTTTCAACGATGTCTCCAACAGGTCCAAGAACTTGAATTTGAATATCTTTCTTGTACATATCAGCATATCCGTTACGACCAGTAACAGACTCGTGAGCAAGACGCACCCATTCCATTACAGCTTGTGCACCAGATGGAACGATTGGGTCATACAATGTAATAGACAAATCTTGCCATTCACTCTTACCTTTGAGTTTACGTTTCAGATTGATATGGTCTAATGTAATAACACCAAGATTGATGTTAGGACGGGCAACAGCTTTGATTAGGTATGCAGGAATGCCGTCGATGTTCATGATAAAACGGTTTTGAACTTTTGGTTCAAATGCCGTGAAAAAATATTTGATTTTGGTCTAGTAGTTCTGCCATAGTATTTTTATTTGGTTAAGATTATTGTCTCTGAATATAAATAAAAACCATTATTAAAATATGTTGACGTTTTTTATATGTTATATACTATTTATCAGCATACGAACCTAAATATGGCTAGACCCAAGCAAAATCCTGATTTAGTTACTCTAAAATGCCATACTTGTGGTAAAGATTATGACGTAAAATATCAAAAAAGAAACAAACAGCGTTTTTGTTCTCGCATTTGTTCAGTGAATAATCCAGAGGTAAAACAGAAAAACAGAGAAGGTGTAAAGACAACATTTGATGAAAAATATGGCGGTCATCCAATGGCAACAAATAAAGAAACATTGGAAAATTATAAATCATCTATGCGTCAAAAATACGGAGTAGAATATGCTCCGCAAATGAAAGATTTTGTTGAAAAAGTAAAATCTGATTAAATTGCAGAGATATGGAGATGCGAACTACAACAACATTGATGGTATGAAGTCTACAATGATTGAGAAGTATGGCGTGGATAATTTTCGCAAGACAGAAGAATACAAGGAAAAATATCTAAATACTTGTATTACAAAATATGGAATAGAGCACGCTTCAAAATCAAAGCAATATAAAGATTCGCACAAAAAATTGATGTTTGAAAAGTTTGCAGCGTCAGAAAGATTCAAGAACTTTGAACTGCAATTTACATTTGATGATTATAACGGTGTTACAAAAAAATATAACAAAAAATATCCTTTTAAATGTAAACGTTGTAACAATATAGAAAATCACGACTTGTGTAACGGTAAGGCTGTAAAATGTTCAAATTGCGATAAAAGCATGTCTGACTTTCAACACGAAGTCGTTGAATATATACGTGCTATTTTGCCAACAGAACCTATAGTAACAAATAATCGAGCCATACTCTCACCGCTTGAATTGGACATATATCTTCCAAACAAAAATTTCGCCATCGAGACAGATGGATTATATTGGCACAGCGAAGTTGGTGGTGGTAAAAATAAAAATTATCATATAAACAAAACCAAACTTGCTTCTACAAAAGGAATAAGACTTATACACGTATTTGAGAACGAATGGATGAACAAAAAAGAAATCACAAAGTCAGTTCTTGCTTCTGTATTAACTAAGAAAAACGCTGTAATTTACGCAAGAAAATGCAAAATTAAAGAAATAAAGCCGTCGGAAAAAACAAAAATTCTTAGACGATAATCATTTACAAGGAACAGACCACGCCACAATCAAGTTGGGACTATATTACAACGACGAACTAGTGTCTGCCTATGACTTTCGTTAGGTCGCGTTTTGATAAAAGTGTAGAATGGGAAATGAGCAGATTTTGTAATAAATTAGGAACATCAGTAACTGGTGGCAGTTCTAGACTTTTTACGTATTTCGTAAAAACATATAATCAAAAAGTATAGTGTCATATAGTGACCGCAGATATTTCAGCGGAGAAACATATCTTAAACTTGGATTTAATTTTGTTTCAAACACGCCGCCAAATTATCATTATACAATAGACGGATATCATACCCTACAAAACAGAATCAACTGGCAAAAGGCCAAACTGAATAAAAAACTTTTGTCTTTTGACGCATCAATATCAGAATGGGAAAATATGAAAATGAATGGGTTTGATAGAATATGGGACTGCGGACATAGCAAATGGGTTTGGCAATCTAAAGTTTCTCAATAAACAGCTAATTAATAAAACAATATGAAAACTCCAATCGCAAAATATGATTTAGTGACCGGTCAAGTAACTATCGAAGATTATACCAAGGTAGTATGGGCAACTATAGTAGATAATAGATACAAATGCGAGGTTGAAAGATTACAGCCTTATGAAGGAACGTTGACTATATTTGACGGACAAAATAGTGACGTGTTTGTGGGAGAAACTTCCGTAGTTATAGCCAGTGATGCACAAGCGGGACCAGAAATTATAGATGTATTAAATTGGAATAACTTAATCTACCAGATTATTGGAGGCGTTATCGGTCAAAATTAATACAATCGTACATCTTACTAGTATCAAAATTGTCGTGTAATATATCACCACATCGTTTTAGATACAAATCTGTAAACAAATTTGTTCTAGATTCAAACAGATGATATATACTATCTGCATATAATGTTCCCATTCCATAATGACCATAATTTCCCATTCGCCACGGTACTCCATAAACTGGTATGGCATCAAATTTTGTTGGATAATACGCCTTGTATTTGATGCCCATTTCTTCCGCAATATAACTTATTTCTTCTGACGTGTCCGACCTATGCGTTGGTGCGAATGATGGTCTTCCCATTTTATTGTAACAATCCTTTGTTATCATATAAAATGTTACTCCTGCATAAACGTGTCTAGCCGGTGGGATATGATTGGCTAAATGAGCATTGCCAATAAAAGTATTATGTTTTATAACATAATCCAGTGTTTGGTCATATATGCTTCGGCAAATAGGAACGCAATCTATATCAATAAAAAAATATATATCGGCATCTATACTATTGACTGCTTGGTCTATAAATTCTCCGTGTACCATATCCGCCTTGACATATGTCATTGGAATATCAAATTTTTTAATACTTTAGAAGACGCCTCTATCATTCGGGGGTCTATGTTGGAACCATACAAAGAAATTGATGCTATTTTTGTCATAACTTCTCAATAAATACTTCCAAATGGTCTTTACCGACTCCGTTATACGGATTTTTGTTTGACATAGGCAATCCTTTATTGGAACTATATTCTGACTGCAACTTACGTGCAAGATGCATATCTTTTTCAAGTGCTTTTTTATATTCTATAAACGGCGACTTAATCCAACCGCCCTTACGCTTCATTATTCCGTGAGCAGATATTGTGTGGTCAAGATGATGCCAGATATCGCCATCATATTCAAAAGATTCTTGGTGATGGTCTTTGTGTTAGAGCAAACTGGGCAAAATTGCCATCGCGGAACAATTCATCATATTTCTTCTGATACTCAGCATTGTTCTCGTCATACAAATATTTGTTCTCGTCAAAAAACTTGGAATATTCTGGTGTAGATGCAGACGAATATTTGTCAGAAAATTTTTCAAAATCTGGATGCTTGTTGTCAATGATTTTTCCATTCTTGTCTCGCACATTAACTATACTTGGAACCAATCGTCTTAGGATCGTTGGTGCAACTCGCACTCAACAAAAAATACTCATAGTATGGCCAAACAAAAGCATAAAATCCACGGGTGGACGGCGGTCCGTGATATGAGTCGAAGTTGGCGTCATAGCCTCGTTGATTGACGGAACTCAATCCGCCAAAACGAGCAAACTTGATTTTCTTGAGCATACGAATATATTATCATTACGATATATTATGTCAATAGAATATTGTAATGCTATTGTAAAAATATCTTGCCTACGTTTAAAAATTATATATGTATATTAGATATCAACCAATTATGGTTGGTATAAAAATAAAGGAAGCATATATGAAGAAATATATCGCTTTAGCATTGATGACTTGCGGTCGCAGTAGTTGCCGCAGATGGTGGAGAAAAAGAAGAAGAGACCACAATTGACAGACCGAACAAAGGCTGTCATTGCCAAGTATGACGCAAACAAGGATGGTAAACTTGACAAGGAAGAACGTGCCAAGATGACTCCAGAGGACAAGGCCAAGCTCGCCACCTCCTCCAGACGCTAAAAAAGAAAGCCTAAACAATAAATCCCCGCAAGTCGCGGGGGTTTTTTATTTTCGAAGCCATTTCATCCACACTCATCTTATCATCATAAATGGCGGCTATAGTGTCTTTTAGTTTATCTAACTTACCCTTGGCTCGTAGCATCTTGAATACAATATTTTCTTCACTAAGTTCGCCGCCTTTGTCCAATCCTGCTTGACGAAACTTGTATATTTTTTCAAGTAAATCTTTTAGTGGTTTTTCGCTGCTTTCATCCATCAACCCATCTATCTTCTTTGAATATTCCTTGTACTTTTTCTTGATAAGTTCTTTGTTGAAGTTTGGACTTTGTTTCTTTGGTTCTTTTATCCATTCATTTCTCAACACGCTATACTTTGAAGCAGATACTTGTTCTGCGCCAATATCTTCAACATATAACTCAACATCAAACTTTTTCATCACAATGTCGTGCTTATTATTCCAACCAGCTTTAATCGCATCAAACATAGCCTGTACTTGTTCTTGCGTCATATCAAGTTTGGAAAAATCAGTCGATATATGTAAATCAATGTCTGAATATGGCGTCCAGTTATAGTTGGTTATAGAACCTATAAGCAATATATCTTCTATCTTGATGTTTATATCTTGATTCTTTTTCAAATCCTGAACAAAATCCATTGCAATCTTGATGAGTGATTTTCTTACTTCATCATCTAATCTTGACCATCTTCATTCATGTTCCAGATTGGCGCAAGTGTGTCATTGTATAATGGATAGTTCATCTGCCCGCCCTTCTGTTTGATACATCCATCCATTTGATTACTTCGTTTCGTACCACTTCTGCAATATCTTCTGAATATTGACTTATAGGAGTATCTGCGGCAGTTAGATCTTTATGATGATGTGCTACTATTTTATCTTTTATAAGTGTATCCGCAAAAGCCTTGCACGCTTTTTCAAGCATGTTCATATCAGAAATATGAAACTGCTCTTTTAGCAGCAATGATTTTAATGATACATAGACTCATACAGATACTATCTGCTTGATTTTGTTGATGTGCTACTTGCGGCATCTTTATGCAGTATAGCAATTCTATTATCTCCCGAATTTCTCCACGCAGTAATATTCTTATCTGTATCATCAAGTAGTATATGCGTAGTTCTAGCATTGCTTCCGTCTATTATATAAGTTGGCTTTGATACGCCAGACGACGCAATGATTACTTTTACAGATGGGTCAATATGTTTGCGTATCCAACTGCAGTCTTTGTGTTCTTTTATTGTATTACCCTGCCCCGCACTCAATACTACAGCCGGTGGATTTTTAAATGTGTCGTGGATATAATCCCACGCCAACACTTTAGCGTCTGGCAATGGTTCTAAATCAAGCCAAAATGTAGGGTTTTTATTAACAACATTCCAAAAACTATTTTTGCCATTTTTTGCTTCATATTCTTTTGGCAATAAGCCACCAGAAATTGCCTTAAAATCCTTTTGTCCATATCCACAAGCACTCCATCCATAATCGCAATAGAATTGATATTTTAATGGCGACTCCTTCTTGTACTTCTTTTAACAAGGACTTTAATAATATATGCATATTTTATAAATATATCGCATACCTATCAAATAGCAATAAAAAAACGCCCACCTTTCGGTGGGCTTTTTGATTTTGACTTTTTATATATTAGACGCCCAGGAAATGTAGCACCCGTTGGTAGTACATTGAAGTCCAAGTACAATCATTTCAGCGGTACGTGTTGGCTGGATATAGATCTGACCATACAATATACCACGATCAACTAGATCAGGTGTATTGTTGCTGTCATCCATAACAACACGGAAGGCGTATACGCCGGAGCGTTGCTGAACACTTTCCAGATATGGATTGACGATGTTCAGGAAGCGCTGACGGGTGGTTGCTACATTCTGTTCGAAGACTAGGAATCGCGACTTGAAGAAGCGATGAACTTCTTCAACAGCGATCAATAGACGGCGAACATTGACGCGATCCAATGCGCTTGGATTGCGTCGTAGTCTTCTGACCCCATGCAGACCACGCCCTGGCCAGGAAACGCGGCTATTGGGTTGACGTGGCCTTCGTATAGGGTGTCACGTTCGGTGTGTGTCAATCTGTCAGCAACAGATACTGCCGATTTGGAATACCACCACGGTTTAGACCGGCTGGTGCAAACCATTCTGCGGACTACTTTATCGTTGGCTGAATATACACTCATCATTACTACGGATGGAGGAACAGGCATTATCTTGTTACTGTTTGTTTCAGTAATTTTGACCCAAGGATAATAAGTTGCTGCATAGTTTGTATCAAATTCACCAGCTTTATCAACAACGTTTTGATTGCTGCTGCACCGGCTGTTTGATTTGGAGCAATATCCATGATATAGAATGCATCACCACGACGTTCGCACATATCAACAATTGAAGTTGGCTACATATGCGATGGTCTTCATAAGTTGATACCTGGTACAGTGATAAGATTGAAATCAAACTCATCAGAATTGCTCAAAGCGGCAATTGCTTGTCTGTATGCATATGTACCACGACTTGTTGATGTAGAGCAATCTAGACCCTGTTGATTTGTTGGCAATATGTCATTACCAATCAACACAGGAACTGATGGGCTCATACCATCAAAGCCACCTTGGAAGCCTAGAACAAAACGACGCTTCTTACGTTCGTGGATTCCTGATGAAGCAACATACAGTGGAGATACTCCCGCAGTATGTTTGCTAGATCAAACGCGACGTTTGCACCTAGCAGCGGCACCTTGTGGTACTGGAGCAAATATTGCTTATTATCTAGTTCTGGTCCAACGCTCGTGCCGTTTGGATATAGAGCAGACCAAGTGCTGCGTCAGCTTGTGCTGGTGCTGGCTGGAATACATACACCGGACGCATATCTGCCTGGGTTGTAGGGTACAAGTATGCTGAAGCAGCTGGCAGTATTGCATTGCAGGTAATCTTACCCAACCGAGCATAGTCTCCGCCAACTGGTGAAGCATATGGACCGAAGCCATATGGTATTGCGTCTACTGGCCATGGGCCGGACTGACATTTCAACGCGAATATACTTGCTCTTCTGTGGAAAGTCTCCAAATTCTAGGATCTTTCCGTTGAAGTCGATGTAGTTGTATGTATCACCGATTCTACGAGCAATATAATTTGCGCTATTGACATCCAAGTTTAGATTGTCAAAACGTTCACAGATATACAGGTTTTGACATCTGTATCTACTATAGCTACGAAGCGCTAAAGTGAATGAACCATATGACGTACCTGGTACTGAGCCAGGTGACTTGACATTTGATGATTTCAACCTTGTACGCAGTATTTGCCGATGTTCCGTCTGTCAGCGTATGAACCTTGAACAGGTCATATGCGGCACTCGAAGATACTCCACTACCAGTGATATGCAGAAATTAACTGCGAACGAATGAATGGTGTATATGCATTTGTTAGAGTCAAACGTGGACGTGCCATCGGCTGGTTCTATTCCATCTTCGAAGTCCATTGCATCGCTGAGTCAGAAATTGTGATCTTCCAACTTTACCGGAAGCGAGCATCTCGTTTACGATTGTCCTTGGTGCTGATGCTTGAAGTTCTTATATGTATAAGCTGCTTCAATCTTTTGACCAGCGGCAACAGGATACATAACCAGCTTTTGGATCTGTACCAAATACATTTGTGATATATTTGTTTGATTCTTCATCCAATGAGAACTGATATGTTCCATATGATGAACTTGCTGTATTTCCTGGTATTATCGGTATAGATGGTGTTCAATGCCAGCAAAGTCGGCGGTAACTGATGCTGCCGATGAAGTTGTCAACAGAGAACCACTGAATCCATACAAGAGCTCTGATTACGATCATATGCTAGTATTTGCCAATACGGCAAGCACAACACTGTCACTGCCAGACGCACGCGAAGCACTTCACATCCATCTTCAGTTCAATCCTACACTCCGTTGACGAACGCAGTTTGGATTGAATGCACCATATGAACCAGTTAATACGCCTTCTATTTCAAGTTCAAAATCACAAGCACCGGTATGCGACGGATTGTCAATGAAGATAAACGTGCATTATTCCAAGGAGCATTTCCTGAAATCAGGAAGTTGGTATTTGCTGCAGACGCTGTTGCATAAAACACGTCCAAGCATCCATCAGAAGCAGTAACTGCTCCATATAGATTTGTTGAAGAACTTTGCGAACGTAGCAACTTGCAATGTACCAATTTCCACTGTTTCGCCTTCATAAAATCCACTGTCAAATGTTACACTCACGCTGCCAGTGATTTTAAATACGCTGTTAGCGGCAGAATTTGGATATAATGTTGCATCAAGCATGCGACCCCGGATACGGTTGCGTTTTCTTGAAAACGACCGATATTAGTTGGTGTTGCGGTCGCAAACAGTGCTTTCTTTTTGGTTGTATCCGCAAGACCGCCGACGCGGATTCAACGGTCACTTAGAAGCCTTGTTGAGCGCAGATATTGCTGGGCGGTGATTGGTCCGTACAGTGTACCGTCCGCGTGCACCGAAGATGGCGCTCGAGATCGCCTTCGCTGGTAACCACGGTTGGTGAAAAAGCCCCGGTCGCTTTAGGGAACGGGGCGACCTACACACCGCCGATTGCTGCTCTACGCCCTGTGCAAGAAACGTCTGGTCAATTTCTCTGGTGAATACACTTGGGCGAAAACGGTTCGTTCTGAAGGGCTATAATGTTCCATTTTGTTCGATTGCCATAGTTTTTAGCTCTCCTATATAAAAAGTTGTAAATATAAATATGCTCAAAAAATCCAAACAATAAAAAATCCTCCAATGATGGAGGATTTTGATCTTTGTATTATTTCTCAATAATATATCAATTTACTTTTTGGGCGTAAATACGCCCGTATTAATATCAAAGTACCTTCGCCATAACCCAGCTACAATCTTATCCAAAAACACCTTTTCTTAGGCCTCTATACAAGCGAGCTTCTAGTTTACACGCTTTTCGGTTTTGCAACCTCACGCCGTTGCATTTCCAATTGACCAAGCGAAACGGTAATTTGCTCGTATGCTTCTCTGATAACAGTCAATTCAGGTATTTCGGCTGCATCAAATATTTTTGGTCCATTTGATGGTGAAGTTGTATATTTGAATTGTATTTAGTTCCATAATGTTTTATAACGGTTTATATATGTATATATACAATTTTATAAAAATCAGTATTTATGGTATGCTGCCAGAAAGATTACTACCTGATGGCACAAATATCCTGCAACATTGAAATTCACTAAATGCCCAAGAACCTGTTTCTGGATTTATTGGATTTGGCATTGGTGGTATAAAAGCATCGCGATTATAATCGTATAGAAATTGCGGTCTGCATAGTTTTTCTTAACGGAGTGCACGCCAGTATGAGCTCCTTTAGCGAGTATTATAACTTGTTTGTATCCATATGTTGCCACCAAGTCCGAGCGTTGAGCTTAAAAATTCTGCACCATCGTTTTCGTGTTCATTTGATACAACCAAAGTTCTAGATACATAGCAACAGATATTGGTGTAGATAATGGTACGTTTGAACCAGTTATTTCTGATATGAAAATACTACCTGATAATTCTGAATAATGTGCCATAACAATTACGATTCTTGATATTGATATTTAATAAATGCTATACCGCTGCCGCCACTTCCACCAGCAGCACCATTATATCCAGCACCACTATACGACGCGGCACCGCCGCCACCTCCACCACCACCGTCTCCGCTATTCACATTCCGTTATTTCCAGCAGTGGCGTCGTTTGTATCTGCGTTTCCTCCCATACCGCCGTCACCAGAAGTTCCGGCGGTTATAGGTTGTCTGCCTCCTTGGCCACCGTTATTTCCTCCGCGCACCTCCACCGCCTCCTCCTCCACAATAATGTGCGTATATGGACCAAGTCCCAAATCTATGGATGGGCTTGTTATTACTGCCGTAGTACCATTAGCTCCTGGCGCTCCCTCTGGGTCTGGAGTGAAGTGGATCTTGCAAATGTTCTCCTTGCCCGCCACTTCCACTTGGGACCAGTTCCCGCATTTTGTCCGATGTATGCTACCAAAGTACCCGACTTGTACGCAATCGTAGAATCGGATCAGCCTCCACCAATTGTCACCGCATAGTTTGCATTATTATTAAAATAAGTATTAACACTGCACCGCCTAATATATAACTCCAATATGCGGTACCACCATTACCTCCATTTCCTCCCTCACGACCACTAGTTGTTGCACCGCTTGCACCACTAGCTCCACCGGCAACCAAGAAATAATCAAAAGAAAGATTTGCGGATGATGTATATATAATTCTAAAAGTATCCGTTGAAGTAAATACATGAACTTTATAACTTCCCGAAGTATACACTTGACCACCAAATGCTGACATTAAAACCCTTTTAGGAGCAGCGCGCATTCTTTTTTGACTAATTCTCTTGTCAATCAATCTAGTCGGCATAACAAAAAATATTATGTTATTTCTGTACCAAATGCACTAAATCCTACATCACGGTGAAGTTGTTCCACTTCCACTAGCATATACTCTTAATGCGTTACTGGTCCAAGTGTTATTCCCATACTTAATACAACAGAATCATTTGCAACTACTATAGTATCAAACGCCAAAGAACCGGAAGTTGATGGAGTTTTCCAGAAGCTTCTACAACGGCGATACTAAATTTTCTATCCATCTTCCGGTATTACATACTCGATACTAAGTAACACTCGACGTTGCTGGAGAAGCTCTGGCACATACAAGTCGGTCCAAGAATTACTGGCAGCTTTTTGTCCTAATAGTCTATATGTTGTTGGCATAACTTATATATATGTGGTTAAAAAATTTAAAAGAAAGTTATAAATAAAAATGGATGTAATACATTATTTGCAACAACATTTGGTACATTTAAATCGCCGGTCATATTTAACGAACCCGTAATAAATACACTACCACTTATATCCAACGCCGCATTATGTAATGGAGATTTTCTTACACCAACACTACTGCCTGTAACAACCAACGCATTAGTATTAAATCTTCCCATTACAACTCTGTCGTCGCTAAATACTTCTAATATAGGCAATCCAGAAATATCACTAACTGCCATCAAACTGCCAGAAAGATTATCTGATATGCTAAACAAACTGCCAGAATTGCCAAGAAATGCTATACTACCAGAAGTTAATACTTCTAATCTTATAGTATTAGCCTGACTGCCGCTGAATTGTATAACAGGTGCGGCTGAAGTAGAACTTCTGTTTGGTATTATAAGAATGTCCGATGGCATAATTTATTATATATAAATATAACTATATAAAATATTGATGTTATTATAATCCAAAGCGTGACTTTGATGAGTTATAGTTTTGAGTATTTCGTTGGGGGACAGTCGCCTATTCCGCGTTTGAACAACACTTACCTTTATAAGGAGCCCAATTACCGTCGCTATATCGTTGGCAAATAACTCAGCGTTGAACATATTCTTAGATTGACATCTCCACCAGTATTTATGCGCGTTTCCTAAATTATCGTCGAAGTATTTCTACTTAATGTTTGTTTTTCTACGCCATTTATATACAATGAAGCTGACCATCGGCGATTACAGTTACATTGTGCCATATGAACCATTTAAATGTGTAATTGAGTTGCTGCATTATGTGTCATACGATACAGTTATAGATTATGAATAATCGAGGCCGTAACACCTGCGGTATTGCTATCAACCTGATCGTAGTACTACACATAATACGACAACCGATAGCTTTCTGATAATTTCCTCTGGATGTATAATAGAACTATCCTCGGCTGCTTGTTGCCAGAACCCGATAATCTATTCCAAATATTAGATGGTGGCTATGGCCGGACTCAATAGTAGTAGAGTTGATTACGTCGTAGCAAAATTATACAGGATGTAACAGAAATATAATCATCCGTTCCATCAAACACAAATTCTGCACAATTTGAAGTACTAAAATGTAACTCCGCCGTTTAGTGTACCGATATATCCATTTCTACTTAAATCTATACCAAGCAATTTCCACTACCACGGATAACTCTTATTATTTGCTGCATCCAAATGCAATACTAAACCATTTGATGTTGTCTTGATTGGACCTTCTATGCTCATAATCCAAATCTTGTTTTTGTTGCGTTATAGTTTTGAAGTACTTCGTTAGGAGACAATGCTCTATTGTATACTTTGCACATTGCCAAACTTCCATTATAGTAAAATCCTCTACTTCCATTAAACCCTCCGTAAACTCCTATAGAAGAACCATTTGTATTTGTAGAAATAGTTCCTGTTTGTAGTTCGAGTTTACTAAAACGCCATTTATATACAATCTACGTGTTCCGCTAACATACGTACCAACAACTTGTGCCCAATTTGAAGTACTATATATGTCGCCGTTGTAGTTGAAAGTGTTGTAGTGCTGCCGCCAATATTTTGTCTCCAAAATATAGCAGTTCCTTCTTGAAATAGACTATATTGTGTATTAACTTGTCCTTTTCCAAACCGAAACCCATTCTGATTAAGATTGTTTGTTTTACCCAAACTTCCACGGATGGTGTTTGTGTATTCAATGCAGAATTTTCTGGGGAAATTATTGTACTGGTAGAGCCATTAAAACTAAAATTTCCTCCGCGTTGTATGTTATATTTGATAATGTGAAAGTATTACTACCAACTAAATCATTTAATATCGTATTTGAAGCCGGACAACTTTTTGAGTTTTTTATGTCAACAAAAAACACCAATCCATCCGTAACTATAGTTGGTCCGTTATAATAGCTCATAATCCAAATCTCGATTTTAATGCACCATAATTTTGTAGATGCTCTTGATCTGTCAGTTGGCGATTATACATTGCTACATATGCTAATCTACCTTGAAAGCCTCTGCTTGAATATCCACTGGTTCCTAAATAGTATCTAAACGAAGACGCAAAATTACTTTGATTTGTTCTATATCCCCGAGTATATTCCCAACCACAGAAACCAGCGTAGTTGCTCCTCCTGTTCCATTTAAATAATATTCTTGTAGCAGTTGTTTGTGTCCAATCGTTTGCGTCCGTACCCGTTGTGCCAACATTACGTATTACCCACGGTCCAGTTCCATTTGCATGATTGAAATCTTAAACTATCGTCTGCCCCAACGGCGGGTGTGCTAGACGCAATAAGACCGGCTAAACCTGCCATGCTCACTCTGGAAAAATCAGGCTGAAATACAATCGTCATATCCAAATATGCCTGACTTATATTGTCCGACTCTATGTAATTAGAATCATTTGCAGTAGCAAAATTGAAATAACTTTGAGGTCCGGCAGACACAAACGAAATAGTGCCAGCAATAGTACCATTTGCTCTACCAGTTATATCAGTCCAAGTAGTACCACTGCCCGCATAACTTTTTGGATTGCTTAGCGCTCCAAACAAAGTATCAATCCATTACTAACTATCCTTGGCCCATAATCAAGGCATATAATAAACTTTATGGCATACTGCCAGTCATTGGACTACACCATTCACTTGTGCTTAATATTTCAAGTATTTCAGTATGTGTATATGGACCTTCGCTGCCAATAATAGTTGCTACAAATGCTGGTGCATCGCCATTCCATTTTACCAATGTCTTTGTTTCATCAACAGACTTTCTTACTGTATCTGCGGATGTTTCTAATACTTGACTAAAGTCAACTTTATTTAGTTCGCTGACTGGGAATATAAGATATTCTCTATTTTCGTATATATCGCTCATATGTTATTATTATAGTTTAAGGTTGTATATATAAATATAATGATGGTCATAAACCATAGCGGCCTTTTGTGGCGTGATAATTTTGGCGGACTTCTTTTGCGGATAATGCTCGGTTGTATATATTCAATATTGTATACTATCCATGTAGCCGTGTATAAGTACCAGCTCTGTGCGTGATACAGATGGCGAGCTATTCATCATTTGCAGCAGTATTACCTATTAAGTTACTAAATAAATGTTGCAGTAATTAGCCGTTGCTTTGCAAACTGAGCAAATGAATTGCCGTTGTAAGCTATAATCGAATATACTCGCAGTTCTATGAGTAGAAGAATATATTTGCATTGTTTACCGAAGCAACTGGTCCGGTATATTGTTCCGAAGCTATATAATAGCTTGGTTCGATCGACACATGTATCAAGTGGCATAAGGGTAGCCGTTTAGCATCTGACCTATTATCTCAAAATAACATTATCTGACATGAGTACTATTTTCTGCTGCATACTATTATACCAAAGATTCGATGAGAATAGTACATGCTGATGCTCCATATTGTAAAATCTGTAACTGTTATATCACAAACTACTGCAGCAATCACTCTAGCTACCATCAAAAATCAATCACTCCACCATTCACTATTGATATACGCAGGTCCATTTATCAACGAACCTGTATTTCCATTTCTACTCAAATCAAAACCAAGTAGTTGCTGCCGCTTATGATGCTTCAATGTGCCTGCATCCAGATATAATACCAAACCATCTGTATACAATATCTGGCCCGCCTTCTACGCTCATAATCCAAACCTTCCTTATTTGCGTTGTAGTTTTAAAGAGTTTCTTGCCGCTGATAATGCTCAGTTGTAGACTTCTAACGCCACCAATTCCGCCAGAATCATTGTCCATAATCTCCGTAACCTACATCGAGTATAATCTACATTACAGTAGTTCGTGGACTTAACCAATCCAGTTCTTTAAAGTTACCCATTGAAATATAATGCTGGGTTGTTTATTGTTGTATACAGCAACACGTGAAATGATATGCTGGATATAGATGCGGTATATACCAAAATTCGAGCTAATAATGAGTTTCCGTGATATTATGACTACCACAGAATTGTTCCCACCGACATACCAGCACCAGAATTAGTAGAATCATTTGCGGGAGCAATTATATTTCTTTGAGAAGCAACTCAGCTAGGCCAGTACCAGTACTTGCTTCAGTCACTGCTAAATTGATAGAAGTTGGTCTACACCACCTTCATATGTAAAATGTTAGTTGGCATTCAGACTGGCACGTACATATAGCATTGGTCGTTTGTATTATCAAACACATATGTTACCAATATTGCTACTATTAAAGTTGGTCCAATACAAAGAACCTGTGTTGATTATTTCCACTTAAATCAAACCGGGTAGTTCCAGACTGCCGGGATAACTCTTTCTGATTTCCCGCATCAAGGCACATTACTAAACCATTCGTTACCATTTTTGGTCCATTGCTATAACTCATAATCCAAACCTTCCTTTATTTGCGTTGTAGTTTTGAAGAACTTCAGTGGCAGATATGTGTCGATTGCACATCAATACCTGTGCTATATTTCCGCTCAATATTCGCTGCCACCTGTTTGTCTTCCAATTTGTGCGTTAGTTAACAACAGTGTTCCAAGACCGAGCCGTAGGCCCAGAAACCAATTGACCGTTTATATACATAGATGCGTTAGTTCACATTATATACTCCAACCAAATTAAACCCAAACTCCCGTTTTGCAGCCCCTGAAAGTAATATCGCTGTTATATCCACCCAAAATAATATGTTTGAACCTAATCTACCAATAAATCTTGATTGATTATTTTGCTGCTGTGCCATATGAAATAAATCCAAGCAGTACTTTGCAACAACAAGAATTTAGCGGATTGCCCAACAGCAGAGATTGTTCCCGCAGAAGGCTCCAAATGGAAAACTGGCAGTTCCTATTGGTTTGCACCAATCCTTGCCCCACCATCAAACAAAATAACTCCACCATTTGCAGCACTGAATGTAGGTCCATTTGTTAATGAACCACTATTATTGTTATTTATACTCAAATCCAAACCAAGTATTGCTGCCACTATTATAACTATTTCTATTTGCCTGCATCAAGGCACAATATTAAACCATCCCTTTATGATATCTGGACCTCCATCTACACTCATAATCCAAACCTTCCTTTTGTGGCATTATAATTTTGGCGGATCTCTGCATGCGGACAGTGCTCTGTTGTTATACCTTAAATATAGAAGCATTTTAGGTACTATTGCCAGGACGGGTATAGTTAAAGCATCCAGCACAATTCTGATGTAACGGTAGTCGCATTCGTACTGTATGCAGTCTGTACGACGGTTGATGTATTAGATATTGTTTGCGCTGTCCTGAATACAGTATTTTTATGTCACTCATCGCCACACCGAAGTAGACCATGTACTAAGCCACCGTTACTTTAAACAGCGATTTGTGTGGACTAATGTTGCGGGACCAAAGCGTTGTGGATCTATTTGTATCTGCCATCACACCAAGCCTTTCCGTAGTCTCATTTCTAGCCAATATCAGATAATCAGTATAATCGCTAGTTTGCTCCTGTGTTGAAGCCGTATCTGAACGGGTCCTCTGTTGCCCCAGCATTTCCTTTACCAAATCATTGGGTCCAACGCCCCCGCCAAGTCGTACTTGAAGTGTGTTCTCATCCAAAGTTCGAATATGCTCCAATTCAGACATGCACTAGTCTATAGAATCTGCACTGTGTGCATACGTCTAACATAATTCATTTGCTCCCGAAAATGATAATTCTCCGCCATAATTGGCAGAACCTGTTGAAGGAGAAGTTACACACGGCTTTAATATCTCCGTTGTTTCCTCGCTTGTTAAATCCGCCCAAAACCGTGCCACTACCCAGGATAACTTCTGCTATTACCAGCATCAAGATGCAGCACTAATCCATCTGTTACAATTTTTGGTGAATAAAAAGTTGCCCATATTTTTGCAACCCAAACCTTCCTTTTGTTTGCGTTGATAGTTTTGTACGATATTTCTGCTGCGGATAATGCTCTAGTTATATATTCTTACGTCGAGCTGTATCTCGACCATTAAAAATAGCTCTACGACTCCCCAGTGCAGGACCTCTGTGCCAGTGGAACTGGAAGACATTCCGGCACCAGTGTTATACCGGCACCAGAAAGATTTCGAGTTTCGTCCAATATACCGTTTACGTAAGAACTTGCGCCCAGACCGCGGTGTTAGTTGTAGCAGACATCATACCATTGATTTGTACTTAACGCAGAGTTTCCGTCAATCGTCGTACGTTGCAAGGGTTGAGCTATTATTACTAAATCTGCATTTCCGGATGCTAATTTTGGGCTGCTAGTGCATAACACCACACCCCGTCATGACATTGCTTCTCTACCTCTAATGCCGCCCAATTACCATATGCCAGAGTATTCCCAGAGCCCACGCCATATCACAAATGTAATTGTAGTAGTAAGTTTGGCGGTATGGGCAGACTGGTTGCTGATCTCCGCAAGTACGTAATCATCCGTACCATCAAACACTATACTACCTCCATTTTGCACTTACGATGCGTTGGTCCATGTAGTTAACGAGTCCCGTTATTTCCACTTCCTGCTCAAATCACTCCACAGTTGTTCCGCTACCAGGATAGCTTCTATTATTACCTGCGTCCAGATATAATACCAATCCATCTGTTACTAATTTTAGGCCGTTGTTATAACTCATACATTATTATATATTAGGCCAATGATGGAAATCTTGCTGTTGTCCAATCAATAACAACATTATCAAAGTTATAACTGCCAGATGGACCATAATTGTTTCTAGGATTTGACCATCCTGCTCTAAAATATGATATAGTAGTTGTTGCACTGGCCGCAAAAGAGCTTCCAACAAAACTGCCTGTAACATCATACAATTCTCTATAATATCCTACTCCGCCAACAAATAATATATCTAGTCTATAGTATGTATTTGGTAATGCTTGTATGCCCATCAAATATTGCTCAAAGTTTGATGGTCTATTCATCGCTATTGAATCGGTTCCAAAATCGCCATATACTACAAAATTAAATCCACCAGTACTTGCAAATCGTGTATACATACTAATTGATACTCTGCTTGATGCTGGAAAATTATATTGAAACCACGTATTTATGCCACCGCCATATGCAGGATTTAATGTAATACTTCTGCTACCTCTTGTAGTTCTATTATTTACTTTATTTATTCTATTTTGAGCAAAGTTAGAACCGCTGAATATATACGCAAATCCGTTGCCAACAAGGGACCAGTCAGAGCCAGTTCTATTATCTGTGGCATCCAAAATTGTTGTATTTACAACATTGTCTGGTATTTCAAATGTAAGTACGCATCTGCATATACACTTGGCTCGCTCAAATATCTATCTCTGCCAAAATTGTATAAACTTTGTATTTGTGATGCATTTAGAGCAGTATTATATAAACTAGATATTCCGATATCTCCTTTGAAGTATCTATTTGAACTTAATTTTTCTGCACCAATTTGTATTCTATCCGCGTTAAATTGATATGCACTACCAGACCTCGAACCCGTTCTTACTAATGTGCCGTCAAGATATAATGATAATCTATTATTTGATATATGCTTCAACGCCAGTCACCATATACCATTTATCATAAAAAATGATGATGAAATTGTATATTGTGTTGACAGTCCATTGTAAAATGTATCTAGATTATAAACGGCAAATCAGTCATTGACCCAGATACTGTTGATGATGTTGTATTTGTTCGTATGCTAAATTGGTCTGCTGATGCACTCATTATGCAAAATAAACCAGCGTTCTGGTCCGATGCAAGTGTTTCTTTCAGCCTGTCTAAACCACAAATTTATTGTCTTAGATGATACACTTGATGATGGATTGGTATATGTTGTAGAAGATATATAATCGTCGATGGCGTCGAATGTAAAATAGCTTTACTTGATGTGGAATAACTTACTCCGATTTACTCAAGAAGCACTATGATTAAAAGGTGCAATAGGACTAAATATAGTAGTACTGCAGTTATATAAGACTTTGGTCCACTGGATCACAGTTTATATCAAACTGTCATTGATTACTTTTGAACATATAATGTTGCCATATATATAACTATTGTATATATACACTTTTTATGTTAGACCAAATCTCTTCTTTTCTACGTTATAGTTTTGAAGAACTTCATGTTGGAAGACTAATGCTCTATTATACATTCGCACAGAAGCAACATTGCAATCTGCGTTAAGCGTATATGTGGAACCAATATTGCTGCCTATTGCTATTCGTAAATTATGGTTACTTGTGTATTTACACTAGGTGCAGAAAACGAGACTTGTTCCCAAAGATACGCCATTTATATATGTAGTTAAAGTATTTCCACTTCGCACAACGATGCATAAAACCAAGAATCAATAACAATATTTGTATTTGATAATCCTATTGAAGCAGTCAGGGCTGCGACGCATTCATAATCGCCATTCCATATTTCATATCTTAGACTTGAAGTGACATACATAAAACATCGAGTGATATCCTCTATATACAAGTAATGCACTGGCAACTTCTGTAGCATCGTGGGCTGTTGGGCTTGAGTTATTTATTTTGCCCAAATTTCTGTTGTATGATTTCCGTATAAATAAGTTTCCAGCACCAAAGCTCCAGCAACAGTAATATCTGCATATCCACCATTTTCTGCGGTGGGTGCAACAGTTCTTGAAAATTTTATAGATTTACTAGAGTTTCGTAAGAATAATATGTTGGATTAGACAAAGTAAAATTTCTTGCATTGCCACTTAAATCTATCCAAGTGGCACCACTGCCAGGATAACTCTTGGTATTTCTTGCATCCAAATACAATTGCAATCCACTTTGCACTACTCTGCCAAGACCTGCTGCTACTCCATATGCACTCATAATCCAAACCTTTTCTTTGTTATGTTATAATTGTTTAGTATTTCTATTGAAGATAATGTTCTGTTATAAACTGTAATTTGAGGTATATAACCTTGAAATGGAATATTGCCCACAGTGTTTGCCCAATGTCTACCAACTTGATAGTTGTTGGTTTTAGCAAAATTTCCACTGTTCCAAGTTATTGTACCAGAGTTTTGAAGCAAAGTTCCGTCCTTATAACAATAAATATTCAAGTGCTGCCCCGATTTTGATATTACAATATATAGCCATTTATTTATATGCGTGCCAATGTCAAATATTCCACTTTCTAATACTCCGACTTGATTTACACCAGTAAAATTATACGGCGCAGCAACAGACCCATTTCCAAATGTCATTGAATATGCATAATTTGTGGCAGGAGAAGGAGTTATTAAAAATTCCTTGCCATATTTGATTTGCGTTTAATTTGTATGCCCAAGCCGTTTGTGTAAAACTTCCCGTGAAAATATCTCCATTAATACTACCACTTACCACATCGTCAGTCCCGTCAAAGCTAATTGCTCCTTGATTTGTGCCGTTAAAAGTTGGACCATTAGTTAATGACCCGCTACGACTATTCCCGCTCAAATCTCTCCAAACACTACTACCACTAACAAAACTTTTCTATTACCCGCATCGAGGTATAATACCAAACCATCCGTAACTAATCTGCCTCCTGAATTATAACTCATATGAACTTGTCTCCGGTGCGGCCAATCCCCAAATAACACATTGTTTTATATAGTTGATACTGTTTCGTTGCAATTTTCTTCATCACTCAAACCATCTGGAATATCAATGTATATACCATCATCAAATTGTTCCATAGTAAGAGTTCCATTATAAAACAATCCAATATTGTCTGACACAGTTGTTGCAAACGATGCAACTTCTGCATAACTAGAATTGGTTAGTTTTCTAGCAAAGTGTAAATACTTTGGTTCATCGTATATCATCTTATATAAATCTCCACTCTTGCTGCTCTATTAATGCCGGTAGTATCTTGACAACAACTGATTCTATCACCGGCAGAATAACCTTGCCACGTTCCCGGCATCATACCTATTCCGCCACTAACATCGTCACTATCCATGTTTCCGTTGGGATATAATCCACCACCATTTTCATTCCATCCAAATCCCCATCTAGTTCGTGCCGTACCTGGATTATTTCTATAGTTATATCCATAAAATCTAACATCTACTTGACTTGAAAATATACCACTTGCCCAACCAGAATATGTTTTGGCGTCTCGTATAAAATATCTATCTACTGTATTAAAGAACGTAGTAGGCACAATTCTTGCGCCGCCATAAAAATCATTTTGCAACCAAGTCCATTGACCAGTGCCAGGTATACTACCACCTGTTCCCGGTTGTGATATCCGGCCAAATAGCAAGCATATCTTTTGCTCTATAATAATTCATAACATCAAACTTTAGCGTCGCCGTTATTTCTATTTGTTGCAGAAAGAACTGAATGTATTTGATGCTGTCCAATAACTGGCAGTATATCCAAAAGTAAGTAGAACTTGTTGATGCTTTAAGTGCAAGCATCCATCCGCCGCCATCATATGAGCCAGTCATTAAACAATATGTTTGTGTAGGTCCAACACCCTGGTAAATTTATCCAATATACACCATTTGTTGAATTTGGATAATTATATAAAATTGATACGGCACTGAGTGCAGCCTTGTCTGCTGAACTGCCATCATTTCTATTTATTAGACCAAACCGGATTGACATAAACTTGTTATAATTTAGTTGTATATAACTATTGTATATATACACTTTATGTTAGGCCAAACTTCTTCTTTTCTAAGTTATAGTTTTGTAATACTTCGGATGCGGATAGTGCTCGGTTGTATCTCAAAACATTAGCTATTCTTCCATTTAAATGGGCCGAATATACTGGGTATAATGGAGCACCGCCCATATATAAAGTGCCCGCGCCGAAACTATTTGAAACATTTCCAGTAACAATTAAATTTCCATTTTGATATATTTTTGGGAAGAAACTCCATCTCGCACCAATACAATATTATGATAGCGATTAACGGCATATTTATTCCAGACAACGCACAAGAACCGGTGGTATTTCCTCCGTATCTTCCAAACCAAATGAGATAAGGAGGACCAGCGGCGTTGCCAGATGTGATAACAACAAATTCAATTGTATCAGGATTATTCCAAGAAAAAATTACCCTTCGCTCTATACAAATCAAGATTTCCAGATATATTTCCATTAAAATAAATCCAACAACTTAGTGTAAAAAGCTCAGTACCAGATGGTGCAGCTTGTGCGGTCATATAGTCATTACTGCCGTCAAACACAATACTGCCCCATTATCACTATTATATGTCGGTCCATTTATCAAAGACCATATTGTTATTTCTACTAATATCAATCCGTGTACTGCCACTACTTCAACTCTTAAAGTTGCTGGCGTCTAAATATAATACTAATCCATCTTGTATTATTTTTACCTGGTGCTGCTGTGCTCATAATCCAAACCTTTTCTTTGTTTGCGTTATAGTTTTGAAGAATTTCAGCATCACTTAGACTTCTAAAATAAACTTGAGCCATTGCTATTCTACCTGTGTGAAAAAGAAGGAACGGTGTAATCCATGAGGGAACGCTACCTAGCCTGAATAGTAAATTGGATTGAAAATCTAAACCATTCCATTGAGATATTGTTGCTGTACCTGTCGTGGATATCTGTGTTCCATTTAAATACATTTTTATACTAGAACTCCTGGTAGCCACATTGTAGTAACCATATGCCACGTATTTAACGGCATAGTATTAGCACTCAATACAACTACATCTGCTCCTCCGTTGCCTTGGACAAATGTTTCTAATTTTGTTCCGATGTATAACTTAAACTGTATCTGTAATTTTGTGCGCCCGCTCTAGATTTACTAATCAGTGTTTGAGGTGATGCTGGCGCTGCTGTTTTATATGACCACACATTTTATTGTTAAATCATTTGTTCCTAAATCGAGAACGTCTCCGAGCAAAACATTGTCATCACTCCATCAAAAACAATACTTCCGCCATTAACACTGCTATGTTGGACCATTAGTTAATGTACCTGTTCTTTTGTTTTCAGTTAAATCCGTCCAAGTACTACTACCACTAACATAACTTTTGTAATTGCTAGCATCCAAATATAATACCAATCCATTGCTTACTACTTTTGCTCCTGTATTATAACTCATAATCCGACCTTTTCTTTGTTGCGTTATAGTTTTGTAATACTTCTGCTGCTGATAATGCTCGGTTGTACCAACAAACTTGATGCGATGTTTCCATTACCAGCCCTCGGATATGTGGATGTGTCTTGATTTCCAGCCCGACTGCTAAAATCATTAGCCGTATTTGCGATGCTTGCGGGGCTAAGATCGTTACCTGTTTTGCATAGCGAAAGGACGCCATTTGATAAAATATATTCAAGCTATCCAACGGTTTGGGAACAGGTGACACTTGTATTATACCGGAGCACCGTCAGATGCGTAAAGCCACCCTGCCGACTGGTCGCATCTGGAAAGTATCTTGGTATGTGAGTGCCACCGTCAGACCTAGATGCAAAATACCTTAACGTTCCACTATCGACTCTGAACAGAGATGAATATGATTGGACCGCTCCGATCCGCCTTTATAAACCCCATAATGTGTTGAACGATCCCTAAACTACTTGCCTTTGCACCAGATGCATATGGTCCAAGGCACTTGGGTTACTTGCGTTTATTAAAGTGCAGGAGTTCCCAATGTTACATAATCATTTGTTCCATCAAAACTAAGCACACCACCATTAGCACTACTAAAGTCGGACCATTGGTTAATGTTCCATTATTTCCATTCCTACTAACATCAGCCCAAGTACTGCTGCCGCTAACATAACTTTTATAATTACCAGCATCAAGGTATAATACCAATCCATTACTTACTATTTTTGGACTATAATTGTGTAGACATATATTTTATATTTCTACTATTAGTTTTGGTATATCTTTACGTTCCGCCTGTACTAGATAATAACAATATATATTACCATCATCGTTATTGTTGCTGATATAGATATATTCTGAGCTTGTGCTTGTTACAAACAAGTTTTGATAACTACCTATTGGTGTCAACTGAACTGTAATAGTATTTTCATCAACTAGATTTTTCCAATAATCTGGTAATGCTATTAGTGAACTATTGGATATACCACGTACAAATACACCGTGTTCTGGACCTTCAAGCACACCATATTGTAGTTTCCTATTTTCCAACGTTGGATGGTCAATAAGGAATGACTTGGCGGTTGCGGTTAACAATCCATTTATGGCAACTGCGCCGGTAATAAATGTAGAACCAGTAATAAATGCAGAACCAGTGACATTAAATGAACCAGATATTATAGTATTTCCAAGTATATCAAATGGTCCATTAGCTGTAGTTTGTTTACTCCGATGCTTGTACCAGATTGATACATCACACTGTTCTCTAATCCAGTGCCTGCTCCATTTACTTTTGGTATATAATGCGGAGATGCACCGGCAACAGATGCGCCGCTGGTTCCACTAGAACCGCTCGTTCCGCTTATTCCATTTGTACCAGTGCTTCCACTTTGTCCGCTGGAACCTTGTGTGCCACTTGTACCAGATGTTCCACTACTACCAGATGAACCAGACGTTCCACTAGTACCAGATGTTCCTCTGCTACCAGATGAACCACTTGTTCCACTTGTACCGGAAGAACCCGATGAACCACCAGACCCTCCGATTCCGCTTATACCAGAAGAGCCACTACTACCAGATGAACCGCTGGTTCCGCTTGTACCAGATGAACCAGATGTTCCGCTTGTACCTGAAGTTCCACTGCTGCCGGATGTACCACTGGTTCCGCTTGTACCAGATGAACCTGATGAACCAGTTGCTCCACTTATTCCAGAAGAGCCACTACTACCAGACGTGCCACTGGTTCCACTTGTACCAGACGAACCAGATGTTCCGCTTGTACCTGAAGTTCCACTGCTGCCGGATGTACCACTGGTTCCGCTTGTACCAGATGAACCTGATGAACCACCAGACCCTCCGATTCCGCTTATACCAGAAGAGCCACTACTACCAGATGTGCCACTGGTTCCACTTGTACCAGACGAACCAGATGTTCCGCTTGTACCTGAAGTTCCACTGCTACCGGATGTACCACTGGTTCCGCTTGTACCAGATGAACCTGATGAACCAGTTGCTCCACTTATTCCAGAAGAGCCACTACTACCAGACGTGCCACTGGTTCCACTTGTACCAGATGAACCGGATGCGCCACTAGTACCAGATGTTCCTCTGCTACCAGATGAACCACTTGTTCCACTTGTACCGGAAGAACCCGATGAACCACCAGACCCTCCGATTCCGCTTATACCAGAAGAGCCACTACTACCAGACGTACCACTGGTTCCACTTGTACCAGATGAACCGGATGTTCCGCTTGTACCTGAAGTTCCACTGCTGCCGGATGTACCACTTGTTCCACTTGTACCAGAAGAACCCGATGAACCACCAGACCCTCCGATTCCGCTTATACCAGAAGAGCCACTACTACCAGATGTGCCACTGGTTCCACTTGTACCAGACGAACCAGATGTTCCGCTTGTACCTGAAGTTCCACTGCTACCGGATGTACCACTTGTTCCACTTGTACCAGAAGAACCCGATGAACCACCAGACCCTCCGATTCCGCTTATGCCAGAAGAACCACTACTACCAGACGTACCACTGGTTCCACTTGTACCAGAAGAACCAGATGTTCCGCTTGTACCTGAAGTTCCACTGCTGCCAGATGTACCACTAGTTCCACTTGTACCAGAAGAACCCGATGAACCAGTTGCTCCGCTTATGCCAGAAGAACCACTACTACCAGACGTACCACTGGTTCCACTTGTACCAGAAGAACCAGATGTTCCGCTTGTACCTGAAGTTCCACTGCTGCCGGATGTACCACTGGTTCCGCTTGTACCAGATGAACCTGATGAACCAGTTGCTCCACTTATTCCAGAAGAGCCACTACTACCAGACGTGCCACTGGTTCCACTTGTACCAGATGAACCGGATGCGCCACTAGTACCAGATGTTCCTCTGCTACCAGATGAACCACTTGTTCCACTTGTACCGGAAGAACCCGATGAACCACCAGACCCTCCGATTCCGCTTATACCAGAAGAGCCACTACTACCAGATGTGCCACTGGTTCCACTTGTACCGGATGAACCAGATGTTCCGCTTGTACCTGAAGTTCCACTGCTGCCAGATGTACCACTTGTTCCACTTGTACCAGAAGAACCCGATGAACCACCAGACCCTCCGATTCCGCTTATGCCAGAAGAACCACTACTACCAGACGTACCACTAGTTCCACTTGTACCAGAAGAACCCGATGAACCAGTTGCTCCGCTTATGCCAGAAGAACCACTACTACCAGACGTACCACTGGTTCCACTTGTACCAGAAGAACCAGATGTTCCGCTTGTACCTGAAGTTCCACTGCTGCCGGATGTACCACTGGTTCCGCTTGTACCAGATGAACCTGATGAACCACCAGACCCTCCGATTCCGCTTATACCAGAAGAGCCACTACTACCAGATGTGCCACTGGTTCCACTTGTACCAGACGAACCAGATGTTCCGCTTGTACCTGAAGTTCCACTGCTACCGGATGTACCACTGGTTCCGCTTGTACCAGATGAACCTGATGAACCAGTTGCTCCACTTATTCCAGAAGAGCCACTACTACCAGACGTGCCACTGGTTCCACTTGTACCAGATGAACCGGATGCGCCACTAGTACCAGATGTTCCTCTGCTACCAGATGAACCACTTGTTCCACTTGTACCGGAAGAACCCGATGAACCACCAGACCCTCCGATTCCGCTTATACCAGAAGAGCCACCACTACCAGATGTGCCACTGGTTCCACTTGTACCAGATGAACCAGATGTTCCGCTTGTACCTGAAGTTCCACTGCTGCCGGATGTACCACCGGTTCCGCTTGTACCAGAAGAACCCGATGAACCACCAGACCCTCCGATTCCGCTTATACCAGAAGAGCCACTACTACCAGACGTACCACTGGTTCCACTTGTACCAGAAGAACCAGATGTTCCGCTTGTACCTGAAGTTCCACTGCTGCCAGATGTACCACTAGTTCCACTTGTACCAGAAGAACCCGATGAACCAGTTGCTCCGCTTATGCCAGAAGAACCACTACTACCAGACGTACCACTGGTTCCACTTGTACCAGAAGAACCAGATGTTCCGCTTGTACCTGAAGTTCCACTGCTGCCGGATGTACCACTGGTTCCGCTTGTACCAGATGAACCTGATGACACCAGTTGCTCCACTTATTCCAGAAGAGCCACTACTACCAGACGTGCCACTGGTTCCACTTGTACCAGATGAACCGGATGCGCCACTAGTACCAGATGTTCCTCTGCTACCAGATGAACCACTTGTTCCACTTGTACCGGAAGAACCCGATGAACCACCAGACCCTCCGATTCCGCTTATACCAGAAGAGCCACTACTACCAGATGTGCCACTGGTTCCACTTGTACCGGATGAACCAGATGTTCCGCTTGTACCTGAAGTTCCACTGCTGCCAGATGTACCACTTGTTCCACTTGTACCAGAAGAACCCGATGAACCACCAGACCCTCCGATTCCGCTTATGCCAGAAGAACCACTACTACCAGACGTACCACTAGTTCCACTTGTACCAGAAGAACCCGATGAACCAGTTGCTCCGCTTATGCCAGAAGAACCACTACTACCAGACGTACCACTGGTTCCACTTGTACCAGAAGAACCAGATGTTCCGCTTGTACCTGAAGTTCCACTGCTGCCGGATGTACCACTGGTTCCGCTTGTACCAGATGAACCTGATGAACCACCAGACCCTCCGATTCCGCTTATACCAGAAGAGCCACTACTACCAGATGTGCCACTGGTTCCACTTGTACCAGACGAACCAGATGTTCCGCTTGTACCTGAAGTTCCACTGCTACCGGATGTACCACTGGTTCCGCTTGTACCAGATGAACCTGATGAACCAGTTGCTCCACTTATTCCAGAAGAGCCACTACTACCAGACGTGCCACTGGTTCCACTTGTACCAGATGAACCGGATGCGCCACTAGTACCAGATGTTCCTCTGCTACCAGATGAACCACTTGTTCCACTTGTACCGGAAGAACCCGATGAACCACCAGACCCTCCGATTCCGCTTATACCAGAAGAGCCACCACTACCAGATGTGCCACTGGTTCCACTTGTACCAGATGAACCAGATGTTCCGCTTGTACCTGAAGTTCCACTGCTGCCGGATGTACCACCGGTTCCGCTTGTACCAGAAGAACCCGATGAACCACCAGACCCTCCGATTCCGCTTATACCAGAAGAGCCACTACTACCAGACGTACCACTGGTTCCACTTGTACCAGATGAACCAGATGTTCCGCTTGTACCTGAAGTTCCACTGCTGCCGGATGTACCACTTGTTCCACTTGTACCAGATGAACCTGATGAACCACCAGACCCTCCGATTCCGCTTATACCAGAAGAGCCACTACTACCAGATGTGCCACTGGTTCCACTTGTACCAGATGAACCAGATGTTCCGCTTGTACCTGAAGTTCCACTGCTGCCGGATGTACCACCGGTTCCGCTTGTACCAGATGAACCTGATGAACCACCAGACCCTCCGATTCCGCTTATACCAGAAGAGCCACTACTACCAGATGTGCCACTGGTTCCACTTGTACCAGACGAACCAGATGTTCCGCTTGTACCTGAAGTTCCACTGCTACCGGATGTACCACTGGTTCCACTTGTACCAGATGAACCGGATGCGCCACTAGTACCAGATGTTCCTCTGCTACCAGATGAACCACTTGTTCCACTTGTACCGGAAGAACCCGATGAACCACCAGACCCTCCGATTCCGCTTATACCAGAAGAGCCACTACTACCAGACGTACCACTGGTTCCACTTGTACCAGATGAACCAGATGTTCCGCTTGTACCTGAAATTCCACTGCTGCCGGATGTACCACTGGTTCCGCTTGTACCAGATGAACCTGATGAACCAGTTGCTCCACTTATTCCAGAAGAGCCACTACTACCAGACGTGCCACTGGTTCCACTTGTACCAGATGAACCAGATGAACCACCAGACCCTCCGATTCCGCTTATTCCTGACATTCCAGATGAACCAGAGGAACCACTTGTTCCACTAGAACCCCCAGACCCTCCTATTCCACTGATTCCACTTACTCCGGACGAACCAGAAGAGCCACTACTTCCGGATGCTCCACTTGTACCAGATGTTCCACTGCTACCAGATGTACCGCTGGTACCGCTGGTTCCGCTGGAACCTGATGAACCGCCTATACCACTTACTCCAGAAGAACCAGAAGAACCACTGCTGCCACTTGTGCCAGATGAACCGGATGCACCGCTAGTACCAGATGTTCCACTGCTACCAGATGTACCGCTGGTTCCGCTGGAACCTGATGAACCGCCTATACCACTTACTCCAGAAGAACCAGAAGAACCACTGCTGCCACTTGTGCCAGATGAACCGGATGCACCGCTAGTACCAGATGTTCCACTGCTACCAGATGTACCGCTGGTTCCGCTGGAACCTGATGAACCGCCTATACCACTTACTCCAGAAGAACCAGAAGAACCACTGCTGCCACTTGTGCCAGATGAACCGGATGCACCGCTAGTACCAGATGTTCCACTGCTGCCAGATGTACCGCTGGTTCCGCTGGAACCGTTGAACCTGATGAACCGCCTATACCACTTACTCCAGAAGAACCAGAAGAACCACTGCTGCCACTTGTGCCAGATGAACCGGATGCACCGCTAGTACCAGATGTTCCACTGCTACCAGATGTACCGCTGGTTCCACTGGAACCGTTGGAACCTGATGAACCGCCTATACCACTTACTCCAGAAGAACCAGAAGAACCACTGCTGCCACTTGTGCCAGATGAACCGGATGCACCGCTAGTACCAGATGTTCCACTGCTGCCAGATGTACCGCTGGTTCCACTGGAACCGTTGGAACCTGATGAACCGCCTATACCACTTACTCCAGAAGAACCAGAAGAACCACTGCTGCCACTTGTGCCAGATGAACCGGATGCACCGCTAGTACCAGATGTTCCACTGCTACCAGATGTACCGCTGGTTCCACTGGAACCGTTGGAACCTGATGAACCGCCTATACCACTTACTCCAGAAGAACCAGAAGAACCACTGCTGCCACTTGTGCCAGATGAACCGGATGCACCGCTAGTACCAGATGTTCCACTGCTACCAGATGTACCGCTGGTTCCACTGGAACCGTTGGAACCTGATGAACCGCCTATACCACTTACTCCAGAAGAACCAGAAGAACCACTGCTGCCACTTGTGCCAGATGAACCGGATGCACCGCTAGTACCAGATGTTCCACTGCTACCAGATGTACCGCTGGTTCCACTGGAACCGTTGGAACCTGATGAACCGCCTATACCACTTACTCCAGAAGAACCAGAAGAACCACTGCTGCCACTTGTGCCAGATGAACCGGATGCACCGCTAGTACCAGATGTTCCACTGCTGCCAGATGTACCGCTGGTTCCACTGGAACCGTTGGAACCTGATGAACCGCCTATACCACTTACTCCAGAAGAACCAGAAGAACCACTGCTGCCACTTGTGCCAGATGAACCGCTTTCTCCAGACGTGCCGCTGCTGCCGGACGTGCCACTGGTTCCGCTTGAACCGTTGGAACCTGATGAACCGCCTATACCACTTACTCCAGAAGAACCAGAAGAACCACTGCTGCCACTTGTGCCAGATGAACCGCTTTCTCCAGACGTGCCGCTGCTGCCGGACGTGCCACTGGTTCCGCTTGAACCGTTGGTTCCACTAGAACCTGCTATTCCGCTTTCGCCAGAAGAACCAGAAGAACCACTGCTGCCACTTGTGCCAGATGAACCGCTTTCTCCAGACGTGCCGCTGCTGCCGGACGTGCCACTGGTTCCGCTTGAACCGTTGGAACCTGATGAACCGCCTATACCACTTACTCCAGAAGAACCAGAAGAACCACTGCTGCCACTTGTGCCAGATGAACCGCTTTCTCCAGACGTGCCGCTGCTGCCGGACGTGCCACTGGTTCCGCTTGAACCGTTGGTTCCACTAGAACCTGCTATTCCGCTTTCGCCAGAAGAACCAGAAGAACCACTGCTGCCACTGTGCCAGATGAACCGCTTTCTCCAGACGTGCCGCTGCTGCCGGACGTGCCACTGGTTCCGCTTGAACCGTTGGTTCCACTAGAACCTGCTATTCCGCTTTCGCCAGAAGAACCAGAAGAACCACTGCTGCCACTTGTGCCAGATGAACCGCTTTCTCCAGACGTGCCGCTGCTGCCGGACGTGCCACTGGTTCCGCTTGAACCAGACGAACCACTCGAACCAGATGCACCAGACGAACCACTCGCACCTTCCGCAAATAAAGCATACGAAGCAGTCAATGCCTGCAAAGAATATGAAGCTGTATATGCCCAGCTTGCGGTTGCGGCAAATGCTCCGCTTGGCAAACTTGAAGTTATTGCACCATATAAATCAGTTGTTGTCCACCAGCCAGAGCTGCTGTTGTATATAGGCACATAGTTATTTAACTTATCAGTTAATTTTACTTCTATGGATTCTCTGCCTATTAGTCTGGCCATTGTATATAAAAGTTATTTTTTAGTTATTTGCGTTTTCTAATACAGATAATACAACTTGTAATGAACCAGATTCTGCTGAAGTAACCACAAAACCATCATATCTTTCTAATACAATTTTTCCAGAAATAGGATTTAATGACTCATTTGGCGGCACAAGTGCTTCTCGTACAAGTGTTATAGCATCATTATTGCTAATAGAACCACTTTTTAATATTTTTACACTAGTAGCCTGCATGCTACTTGTAACGTTTGTAATTTGAGCAGAAAGCACAATAGAAGCAACATCAAGGTTTTCTCTATATATTATAGTACTTCCGCTGTCTAATGTAGTAGCAATAAGGCGGAACTTGTTTAGTGGTAATGTAGTTGTAGCCATGGTTTATATAAATATATAGACTATACCGATTCTAGTGCCAAATTTAACGGCACAACACGGGCAGCTATAGCTTTATTAAACGTTCTACCTTCAATAGTTCCTGTTGCTTGTTTTATTACAAAATCTGCACCTGCAAAAAAATCACCAGTTTCATCGCCAGATGTATGATATACTCTACCACCAGCCTCTTCATATATACGTATATCAAAGTTTGTTTCGCCTATTCCGCCTTGATTAACAGGCAATCCAAGAAAATTGACCCCAGAGCCCGCATATGATAAATCGTGCGATGTAGATGTGATTAATGAGCCAAACTCTTGAAGATATTTTGGTTCAACATCTATTGCTACACTTCTTATAACATCTACTGCCAAATCAAGCATCTGACCTATCTTATTTTTAGCATCAGTAGTCATTGAACCAAAAAGTGTATCTGGGTCATTTATAATATAATCTTTGATATATTTGTATGACGACGTATAATCTTGTGCCATATGTTTACTATCATTTACTCTAAATGCAGCTATGGCACCTTTTCTAAAATCAACAGATGCTGTAGGCAATGTATATCTTTTGTCATTTGATACATCTTGTCCTTTAAACTGACCTTGTAAAAATGTACTTGTTCTGGCGGCTTTTGGTACAAGCAAGTCGGCGGCAAGTGCTTGAATAAGTAATCCACTATCTTTGATTGTGGATAAGTATGCAGAAGATGTTGATATAAGATATGATGAACTATACCAACCATATGTTTGCAATTCTGTCATCATATAGTTTTGTATAGATGCACTGTTTGCCAAAAGCAAAGAAGATGCAGTAGAGTCTATAGAAGAACTAATGTTTGTAATATCAGGCACAATAAGTATTCTTGATCCAGAAGCACGCAAACCATAATCACCAAATGTTGTATTTGAGTTAAGCAGTGAAGCGTGTCCACCGTCCATTGCAAATATGCCTACTCTGCTAAAGTTGGTAAAGAATGAAACTTGTTGTGCATATCCTCTACCACGCACACACAATCCAATACCATTGAATGCAACTTGTGTATATGCGTCTACAATCATGGAACGCAATGGACTATATCCATCAAGTACACTATCATCTACAATCATACCGCCTGGTCCATTTCCAACAAGATAATTTGGTGGACTTGAGTTTGGACTTAATGGCACATAAAACTTGCTGAACGGTGTATTGATGCAAGAACAATTTTGTATGTATGGCGAAGTTGTAATAAATGCACCGGGTTGAAATGCAAAGAAAAATCCTTTGCGTGGATTTTCTAAATCATCAATTTCTGCACCTTCAAGACGAAGATTATATGCATAACATCCGTTATTTACTAAAAATATGTTTTCGCCTTTGGTTCCTGATGTAGGACGAATAACTGTAGTTCTTAAATCATTTCCAACAATAGAAGTCCAAGCAGGTAGAATAATTGGAGCTTCTTCTATATAATACCCACTATGTACACGTATTGTACTTCTCCACGGACTTGAACCTGTGCTATAAAGAGAAACTGAAGCAGATACTGCCAAAGATGCTTGTTTTATTGTTCTAAATGGAGTGTTTGGTGTTCTACCGTCATTAGTATCACTGCCATTTTCTGCAACATAAAATGTTTTGTCTATTTCACCGACTCGCAATAATCCACTACCATCACCAGTAAAAGAACCGCTAAATGAGCCAGTTCTATAACTGGTTGAATTTATTATTGTCTTCCAATTGTTTGGATTATTCCAATCTGCACTGCTGCTAGTAGAACCATAATATGCATAATATTCTTGTGAGCCTGTAGCAAATACAATTGCACCAACATCTCTTTTATTTGTTGGAACAGAACCAGTATCAGATAGTTGTCCAATTGGAAATGCTACACCACGCAAACTGGTTTGTGCCATCAACGGATTGTTTGGATTATTGTGCTGTAGAATGTCTGGAAAATTTAGTGGCATAAACTTATGATATTGCTAATGTTGTTCCGCTTGAAAAAGCTTTATCTGAATTTGATTTATAAACACGAACAGACACAGATGCTCCGTATGAATTGTTTATGGTATAATCTCCAAGTTTTGTGAATGCAGTCAATACAGGCAATGCTCCATTTTGTATGATTGTACTTAAATCACCATATGACGCAGGATATAGTATGTATGTATAATTTCCAAGTACGTCGTTTGCCGCACTACAAGTTGCAGTCCATACTCTATTATCATCAAGCAATGAATCAACAACATCAGAATTTATTACAGATTGTGCTGTGGCGTTTGATGTTATATCTGTAGAACTTGCTGCCAAATAATTTCTGAACCTAAATGAGACAGAAGTAGATGTTCCGGTAATAAACGTTCCTATATCTGAACGTTTTCCATTTACTGCAAACGTTACTGTTCCACCAGAAGTTGCTCTGTTGATAGTATATGTGCTGCCAACAGAAAGAGTATTTGTTCCGGCAGGTAAACCGGCATCTCCAAAATAATAATTCAATGTACCAACATCAGCTCCAGTTGAAGACCAGCTTGAACTTATTGGTCCAATTCCACCTAGGACTATCAACACCTACGCTAAATGATGCGGTATTTACTTGGAATGAATTATTAACATCTCTTGTTGCCGCTAGAAATTGTGGAACCAAACAAGCGCATGCTCAATGAAGACAATGTAGGCGGAGTGTATGCAATAAGCATTGTTCGTAAAATATCTTCAATTGTAGAACCAGAATCTATTGTTATTCCAGAAATAATTCCACCAACATTTTGATTTGGTGTAATTGATTGTTGTAATATTGTGGCAGAAGATGTGGATATAGACCCAGTTATATGGTCTAAGTACAGTAAGAGACCCAGTTATTACAGCACTGCCACTTACTGATATAGTAAGACCATTATCGTATACAATACTTTGTACTAAAGATGTACCACCAGCCGATGCTTTTACTAAATAATTTTCACTTGCACCAATTGTCGGACTAGTGCCACTTGTACCACTTACACCGCTAGTTCCGCTGCTTCCGCTAGTTCCGCTACTTCCGCTGGTTCCACTCGTACCACTAGTGCCACTGGTACCCGAACTACCTCTTGCTCCACTGCTTCCGCTTGAACCACTATTTCCACTTGTTCCGCTACTGCCACTGGTTCCTCCAGTCCCACTCGTTCCAGAAGTACCACTAGTACCAGAACTTCCTTGCGTTCCACTGGTTCCACTACTTCCTGCCTGCCCACTTTGACCCGCTGGTTCCACTTGTTCCACTCGTACCACTAGTTCCAGAACTTCCTCGTGTTCCACTCGTACCACTAGTCCCAGATTGTCCGCTTGTACCACTCTGTCCACTTGTTCCACTGGTGCCACTCAGTACCGGAACTTCCACGAGTGCCACTGGTTCCACTTGTTCCCACTAGTTCCGGAACTACCATTGCTACCGGATGAACCATTGAACCCACTGCCTCCACCGCCAGAACCGTTTAATGCATACGACGCGGTTAATGCATATGATGCACTTATAACCGAAACACTGGGTGGCAAGATAGTAGACCCCGTAACTGTACCGTCGGAGCAGTTTGTAATATAAGATTGCTACCACTTACATATACTTCTTCAAAGTCAGACCCCGCAGCGTTGCGTTGCGTAAAATAAATAGCTTTTGGGTCAAGACTCATACATTTTTATATAAATATCAAAATATTGCCATTTTGTATGGAGTCTTATATATGTTAAGTCTTGACCGTTTCCAATGTATTAGCATCAACTTTTATATAAAAAAAGATCTTATCATATGTTTGGTCACCGGCAACTAGTAGCACCTTGTATCTGTTGGGGCATATTCCCAGTCCTGCTCTTGGTAGGTCCACAAAAGGTAAATTAGAAGTTAAATTCAGGTCATCTGGTGGCAATGGTCCATCTACAAACGTCCATGTTGTTACTGGCGTTCTATACCATTTTCCACCAATTTTAGCATAAAAATAGTTTGTATCATAGCTACGATTACCATCCACACTCTTACTGTATCGTATGATGAAACTGGTGGAGGAAATAGCCAATTAAGTTTTCTATAAACGTTGCAATAGCAAACGCATCTTTATATGCATATATTTGCCAACCAGTCTTTGGCATCAATTGTTCTAAATCATTATAAAATCCATCTGTTGTTTTTAGCCATATTTCGTGCGGTCTTTTTATATTCTATCAAGTTTTGTAAGCGGAGGAGGTGGTATGATTACTGTACGATATTCTAGCTTTTCCCAAAAACCACTTTCCAAATTTCCTTCGTGATTTACATAAAATTCTTTGCCTCTGCGATAAAAAAATGCACCTTTTTTGGCAGCTATAATGCCTTCTGGGTTTGTGTCCGTATAAACAAACTTTTATTAAAGTCGTCTAATCTGGCGGGCATATGAAACTATCAATATCCAACACTGCCCGTTAAATTATCGGTTCCCAAATTGGATAATGAAATTGTTAATGCATCGCTGGCAACATTTCCATATACTTTGTTATATATAGAGCTTGATTCCAACTAACACTTGAGTGCTACCTCCGCGGAATATATTTCCAGTGATGATATTAGCGGAGCCACTATATCCTCCAATATAAATAGAAGGAGCACTACCGGCATTAAATATTGTATTTCCAATAAATGTACCTTCGTGTGCATTTGCGCCACGAATAACAGAGCCAGTATTATCGCTAATCAAAAAGTTGTTACTGATATAATGACCTTGAACGTTTTCTAACCACAGCGCACTACCAGAATTTCGTGAATCAATGTGACTATTATTAAAGAGTCAGTAATACGATTCTTCCTGCAATTGGACGATTTGCCCAATCGTATGAATTGAATGGCGCAGCAAGAATGATTTATTTCCTTTGGCATATACACCATATACAACCGGAACCATATATATTTGATTTAACAACAATCCTTCAGTGTTTTGTCCGGTGGAGGTATAGTCAACAGAGTTTATAGATATACCTGTTTTCCAGAAATTAAACTGCGATTGATTGATGGTTCCGTTTATACACAATCTTCTTAACTCTAGACCTGTTCCTTGATAAAATGAACCAAGCGGTCTACCAACAATCATACAATTTGTAATTCTGAAATTCCACGCTGATTCTAATATAATTCCGTTTGACCAATAATTTGAATTGTCGGAAAGAATATGAACATCATTTAAATCCACAGAAACATTTTCGTGAGCAGATTGACTTGATGTACCATATGTTATGTATATAGAAGAAGATGATGCGCCGGATGTAGTAAGGCCCAATCCTCGTATAGATACTTGATAAATCTGGTCATCAAGTCCTCCATTGTCCATATTAAATTCTATACCATTTACGTTGGCGGTTTGTTTTATAATTGAAACGTTGGAACCATTTCCTACCAATGCAATATCGCATTGTGGATTTGATACAAGAGTCAAAGAGCCGGTAATTACATACGTTCCGTCAGGAAAATATACTGTACCTCTTCCAGATGCTTGTGAGGCTGAGATTGCAAGCAAAATTGCATTTGTATCATTTGTTGAACCATTTCCAATTGCACCATAATCTTTTACGTTATATGCAAAATTTGTATTTGCGCGCGCCGCATAAGAACTTGTGGTTGAACTCAAAGCATATGAACTTGTAGTTGAATTTAGTGCATAAGATGCAGTAACGGCGTTGGTAGCACTACCACTCAAAGAGCCCGTAGCTAAAAATCCATTAGTAGATAATCTTGCTATTAAATTTCCACCAGCAGAAAATCCAAGGTCATTATTTCCTATTTTATATATTCCTGTATCGCCGTCCCCCAACCAACCAAATGCAACATCTGATGCAGTTCCATTATTTCCATATAACAAAACGTTTTTAGACTGTAATAATTTGAACCAACCTGTTGAAGTAGATGCTTCAACGGTAGAACCACAATCGAGACGCTGCCAGTTATGCTATGTAAATTTCCAACAACAGAACCAAGTTTTGTATTTTCTGTTTCTACAAACGATGCCGTTACTTTTCCAAGCATTAATTCTTCCAAAAGTGACATTATTTGAAATACTAAATGCTTCTCCTCCTCCGTCCGACAGTTGAGCACTGCTAGAAATTGTTCCACCTCCACCGCCACCAGCTCAGACCACTACCAAGCATCTGTACCCACATACTACCCGATTTTATCAATAATTTCCATCATTTCCATATGATTCTGCGCCATCTGCTCCACGAGAATCCGTCGATGAAGTTACTGGCGGATTTATTATCCAGCGTTTTCTAGACAATTCATAGCCAGCCGCAGAACTTGAAATTTTTATATTAGCGAGACCGCTGCCATATATATCCAAACCTATAATATAACTGGCGGTTGATAGAGAAGTTATATTCTCGAATTGGGACATTTTGGTCGGTATGTATGACATAATATTTTATTATATAAATATTAGCCAACCAAACTAAATAATGTACCCTATTTAGGTTTTTATATATACGGGTCTTTTTCCAGAATGGTATTTGGATCTAATCCAATCTGCTGACACATACTTATAATTGTTTGGTTATTTGACCAAAACCACGAAAAATTATTCCAAAGAAACTTTTGGTCTGTTGGTAAAGAGTCAATCAATAATATTAAATCGTTGAGTTTGTTTGCTTGTAGAATTCTGGATGTTATTGTGTCTTTTGAAACTCTGTGTGGTTGTATTGGCGGCAAAGGATTTACTACCCATTGACAATTTTTCCAAACAGGCGGTTGTTCTGTTTGCTCGTTGTAAGGATGGCGGCATTGTGATTTGCCATCCTTTGCGTATAAGATTATCAACAATCTCTTGATTGGTTTCTGAACGTAATTGACAATTGTATGTTAGATAATTCATAAATTTTATGAGCAGGCGATTTTAAAGGAGTAGGCCCACGAACTTTGAAGACGCTTGCGAGCCGAAGCACTCCTAAAAACGCGACCGAATAGCCGCATATGTCGCTATCACGCCCGTTATTCCCAACGACGCCGCATTATTGCGAGCTCCGATGTTAACGCCTAGCGTGTAATTTGAGGAAGCCTGGATTATTGCTATTTGTTGCAGTCATTGATTGCGCCTCGCCATCAATGAAAAACTGATGAGTTGCGTGAGTGCCATTAATCTGGTGCGACACAAGTCTCCAGTGCTGCCTAAGCCCCAGTTCAGTAGCTCGATTTAACGTGCTTAGAGCAGTACTCATTAAATAAAGATGCGTCGACTAGTTGTTGTGTAAATGTACGAGTCGCCTGCGACATTCGAAAGCACAGTCCTAACTCATAACACCACAGCCAGTTGTGCAGACGCCGTCTGACACAATCGCACGAAAGCGTGCATGCGCGCTCGCAGATGCCTGGGAAATGACGCCGTGGTTAAACAGTTCCTCCGCCATCAAACGATAGGCTGGCATTTCCGTTGATGCTCGCACGGTTTTGTAGGTTGGCTTTTTGGTTGCGGTCGCCTGCGGTGGCGTTACGCCCGTTTGACGTGCGATCCGTCCACGTATCAACCGCATCATTGTTGCATCGTCAGCAAGTCCGCAGATAAAACTGCCGAATCAAACGCGCAGGCCATTCCAAGCATGGACTGGATTAAGATGCCTTTGCCGCGCTCTCATATTACTGATTAAAATTTATTTTTACTCCAAGCAACTGAGCATCTACAGCAAGTGTGTCTGATCCATCAGTTGCATTTCTACTGATTTCATACACTACAGCATTTGTAGTGGAATTTGAGCCAGTAATTGTTACAGCAGGAGTGTTTGAAGAAATATGCATATCATTGGCTGCAAGCAATGTGTCTGTTACTGATTGTGCTGTACCAATTACCGTCGGTCCAATACGAGCCATCGTCTCGCAAAAGATCTTTGCACCTATTCTCCAAACTACCGCACCAGAAGAACCAGTTGCTGTCCAATAAAAATTTGCAGAGATTGTTCCAGAATTCCAATTTGACGGCATAATAGTCATTGCTTGAGCATACTCAATTGCACCCGCATCAAAATCCAATGTATCATAATTGATTTTTGTTTGTTGTAGTTTCTAATGAATTTATTCCAGAACCACTTGTAGTTCTTGGTATCCACGCAGATGCAGGTATCCATATTGTATTTGGAGTTAAAGCATAACTTGCACGATGCCAATATACTACCTGTTCCAATAAATGAACTACCAGATACAACAAGTGCATTAGAACCAAATTTGCCCATTACAATTCTGTCATCGCTAAATACTTCAAATATAGGCAATCCAGTAATGTCACTTACATTCATCAAACTGCCACTAAGGCTGTCTGTTATACCAAACAATGTACCTGCACTTCCGATAAATGACACACTACCATCCTGCAATACTTCTAATCTTATAGAAGATGTTGCACTACCAGAGAAATACAAGTGTGGAATTTGCGGTAGAACAGAGACTTGAGCATCATATAGATGATGATGTTACCGTTCAAAAGTAACATTACTTGCTGTTGTAAATGTAAATCCCTGCCCGTTTGTAAATTGAGCACTGCTGGATATAGGGAGCCTCCAAGTGCCTATAAGATGCAGTAACCGCCCAGCTAGAAGTTCCTCTTAGTAGTGCGGACGAAGTCATCAAAGATAGATGCCAGTTATTGCCATATCTCCGCTAACATCAAATACGAATGAAGTATTTAATTACTTTTCCTAATACCAACACTACCGCCAGTAATAACAAACGCATTAGTATTATATAATACCTGCTACTATTTTATCATCACTGAAAACTTCAAATATTGGAAGGACCAAATATCATTAACACTCAATAAACTTCAGACGCAATGTCTGATATATCAAACAATGCTCCGTTGCTTCCCATGAACGATAATCCACCATTCTGTAATACTTCTAGAGATATACTTGAAGTTAAGCTGCCAGAAATACTATAGCTGCATTGCTACTAGTATTTGGAGAACGAAGCATCATATAAGAAGAAGTAACAGCGTCTGTAACACGAATTGAGCCAGAAACAGCTACAGAACCCGTCAATTGTAATGAGCCAGTAACTTAGTAGTGAGCCAGATACTTGTTGTCCTGTACTATCCATTGTTACTACCACGAACCCACTTGAGAACAAATACAAGTTTTGCATTTGTTCCCACTCACCAACATTTTGAGCCCAGATAGCAGCGGCTTCATCGCCAATAGCACCTCCATTGTCGGCATACCATACAAGTCTTCCTAGATTATCATCCGCCTGAACGGCACCTCTACCTCCGACAGTTGTTGCTCTTGATTTAAAGAACCCGAATCGTGCACCATTTGCATTATTTGAATATCTTCCAATATATCCAAACGTCGCCGAAGTACTTAAAATTTGGAATATATCTCCCGCCGAAGTAAGAACGGTGTCTGGCGTATTTGTGCCCATTACAAACTTTCCGTTTGAAGTAATAGAAACTGAACCTGTTACTCCTAACGACCCCGTAATAAACGTCGTTCCGTTTACATCCAACGTTGTAGTTGGAGAAGTAGTTCCGATACCAACCAAATTACTAGAATTGAATATGGAAGACTCCTGTTAATACTGAACCGCTATTGAACCTAGGTACATAATTTAATGACCCGGATGCTGCATTTGAATTTCCACTTGTTCCACTAGAACCGCTGCTACCACTTGTTCCGCTTGACCCACTTGTTCCCGCTTGAACCACTTGAACCACTTGTACCAGATGTTCCGCTCGAGCCACTTCCACCACCACCTCCAGCAGCATTTAATGCATACGAAGTCAGTTAATGCCATTATGGCATAACTTGCTGTGCCTAATAAAGAACCCGTGATACCAGACGATACATTTAATGTGAGCCAGTTACAGCTACACTTCCACTAACGTCTAATATAAATGCAAGATTTGGATTTGCTTTACCTATACCAATGTCACTACCAGTCACAACAAGAACGTTTTGATTGTATCCACCCATTACCACACGCTCGTCGCTAAATACTTCAAATATTGGCATACCAGACACATCGTTGACACTCATCAAACTTCCGCTCAATGAATCTGATATACCAAACAATGTTCCTGATGAACCAATAAATGATATTCCACCATCCTGTAATACTTCCAACCTAATACTTGAAGTCAAGCTACCAGAAAACACGATTGCAGAATTGCTACTTGTATTTGGAGATTTTAGCATCATATAAGATGCTGTTACAGAATCTGTGATACTTATTGAACCAGTAACAAAAAATGAACCAGTAATATCCAACGTGGTCGATGGATTTGTTTTTCCTATGCCAACAAAACTTCCAGAATTAAAGATAGAAGATTCTGTTAATACTGAACCACTGTTAAATCTTGCAACATAATTTAAAGAACCGGAAGCGGCCAATGAGTTCCCACTGGTTCCAGCAGAACCGCTTGAACCGGATGAACCGCTGGTTCCACTGCTGCCCGAAGTTCCACTTGTTCCGCTTGAGCCGGATGTACCATTTGCACCACTTGTGCCGCTAGACCCAGAAGTACCAGATGTTCCGGAAGAACCACTTGTTCCAGTAGTTCCACTTGGACCCGATGTACCACTCGTACCACTACTTCCAGAAGTTCCACTTGTACCGCTTGAACCAGAAGTACCGTTTGCTCCACTTGTACCGCTAGAACCACTACCTCCGGCAGCATTCAATGCATAAGAAGCCAGTTAATGCATACGAAGAACTTAAAGCTGTATTAGCATAACTTGCAGTGCCTAATATACTACCCGTACCAATAAATGTGCTACCAGAAACAGAAATGGCATATGCATTATACTCTCCAATGAACACTTGGTCATCACTAAATACTTCAAATATTGGAAATCCTGATATGTCATTTACCGCAAACAAACTTCCGCTTAAAGAATCTGCTACACCAAGCAATACACCATTTGAACCAATGAATGCAACTGTACCATCCTGTAATACTTCAAGACGTATAGAAGATGTTGCACTACCAGAAAATACTATTGTTGCATTGCTGCTTGTATCTAGGAGACTTCAACATTATATACGATGAAGTAATAGAATCCGTTACACGCAGTGAACCGGTAATAAACATTGAACCAGTAATGTCACAACGTCGTTGTTGGTGTAGCTTGTTCCTATACCAACAAAACTACCGAGGTTGAATACAGAAGATTCTGTAAGCACATGAGCCGCTATTGAACCTTGCTACATAGTTTAGCTGAACCAGATGCAGCTATGGAATTGCCGCTGGTTCCAGACGATCCACTGCTTCCCGCGATTCCGGATGTTCCAGAAGAACCACTTGTTCCTGCCGTTCCGCTACTTCCAGATGTTCCGGCTGTGCCACTACTACCAGAAGAACCACTTGTACCCGCCGCACCAGATGTACCGCTTGATTCCACTTGTACCTGCTGTACCGCTTGTACCGCTTGAGCCAGATGTACCACTCGTACCGTAGACCACTGAACCACTTGTTCCTGTGTACCACTTGAACCAGATGTACCTGCCGCTACCGCTTGTACCACTCGATCCGGATGTACCGGAAGATCCGCTTGTTCCACGCCGGATGTACCGCTTACACCAGATGATCCACTTGTACCTGTTGTACCGCTTGAACCAGATGTTCCGCTTGACCAGATGTTCCAGATGATCCGCTTGATCCTGGATGTACCGCTTGATCCGCTTGTACCATTCGTACCACTCTGACACCAGTCAGATCCGCTATGTACCTCTTGATACCGCTTGAATCCAGCCTGTTCCGGATGAACCTATGTTATCCACTTGTACCGCTTGTATCCGACTGTACCACTTAGAAGTTCCACTTGTACCTGCTGATACCAGCTTGAATGGAGACCACTTGATCCATCGAATGTAAACCACTTGAACCAGTATGTACCGCTTGAACCGCTTGTACTACTCGTACCACTTGACACCGGACAGTTCGACGCTTGTACCCGATGTACCGCTTGAACCAGATGTACCGCTTGACCCAGACGAACCACTTGTTCCACCACTATCCGGATGTACCACTTGTATCCACTTGAACCAGATGTACCACTTGTACCAGAAGATACCACTTGTTCCTGTTGTACCGCTTGAACCAGATGTACCGCTTGATCCACTTGTACCGCTGTACCACTTGCACCAGATGTTCCACTTGTACCAGTTGAACCACTTGTACCGGATGTACCAGTATCCACTTGAACCAGATGTACCGCTTGTACCAGATGTACCACTTGATCCCGCTGTATCCGGACTGTACCAGATGATCCGCTTGTACCACCCGTACCGCTTGACACCAGATGTACCTGCTAGTACCGGATGAGCCACTTGTTCCTGCTGTACCACTTGAACCAGATGTACCGCTTGTACCAGAAGAACCACTAGTTCCCGCTGTTCCGCTGCTACCAGATGAGCCGCTTGTTCCACCAGTTCCACTTGACCAGACTTGTACCTGTTGTACCGGATGAGCCACTTGTTCCTGCTGTACCACTTGAACCAGATTGTACCGTGTTGTACCAGAAGAACCACTTGTTCCCGCTGTTCCGCTGCTACCAGATGAGCCGCTTGTTCCACCAGTTCCACTTGAACCAGATGTACCGCTTGTACCAGATGTAGCCACTTGTTCCTGCTGTACCACTTGAACCAGATGTACCGCTTGTACCAGAAGAACCACTAGTTCCCGCTGTTCCGCTGCTACCAGATGAACCGCTTGTTCCACCAGTTCCACTTGAGCCAGATGTACCTGCTTGTACCGGATGAGCCACTTGTTCCTGCTGTACCACTTGAACCAGATGTACCGCTTGTACCAGATGAACCACTAGTTCCCGCTGTTCCGCTACTACCAGATGAACCGCTTGTTCCACCAGTTCCACTTGTGCCAGATGTACCCGTAGTACCGGATGAGCCGCTTGTTCCATGCTGTACCACTTGAACCAGATGTACCGGTTGTACCAGAAGAACCACTAGTTCCCGCTGTTCCGCTACTTCCAGATGAGCCGCTTGTTCCACCAGTTCCACTTGAGCCAGATGTACCTGTAGTACCGGATGAGCCACTTGTTCCCGCTGTACCACTTGAACCAGATGTACCTGACGTACCAGATGAGCCGCTTGTACCACTTCAGTACCCGATGCACCGCTTGTACCAGAATAACTCAACGCATATGACGCCGTAACTGCCCAACTAGATGTGCCATACAAAGAAGCAGTTAATCCGCCTTGTATGCCAACGCTACCAGTAATAATCAACATTGACGCAGATGCAAATAATGAACCCGTAAATTCTATAACATCTGCGTTGGTTGAGATTATTGTTTGTCCAGTAGGTCCAAATATAAATTGAAGGCAGAACCAGATACGGTCAATGAACCAGTTATATAAACACTGCCAGAAACGTAATTCAATCTGAATCTTGATACATACTGGGAACATACAAATTTGTTACAGTAATGCTAGATGCGGTTATTCCACCAGATATACCTAAACTACCTGTTAAATTAAACGAACCACTTAAAGATACATTTCCGATATTATTTGAGTCTGTAGTAATGGCGGAAATAATCTTATCTTCAGTACTGCCGGACTTTCTTAAAAATACACGACCATCTGGTACATTTATGGCAAATTGTCCAGTACCAAATGAAGATGTTGTAGGTATTGAACCTGTTGTTAAACTGCGTAAATGTATGATTTTATCTGCCATTTGTTATAAGTATGTAAAGTAGGTTATGTTTTAGCATCATATTTATATATTATAAACCATATATCGCTTTTATAGCATTATAATTTTGTTTTACTTCTTGTGCCGAAAGTGTTCTGAAATACACTTGAACTAATGATATGTTGCCTTGGTGCAGACGTATTGGAGAACGTATAAACCCACCTCCGACACAAAGTGGATTCAGCGAGGCACTAAAATAAACGCCATCTGCTGAACTTATATCGACTGAGCCACTGGTTGGTTCAACTTCTCCATTAAAATATAATTTTATGTCTGAACTTCTATCCATCACAGTCGTAGTCATAATCCATGTATTTAGCGGTAGTGTCGTAGATGTACCGTATACTGGAAAATAGTAGAGGAGTTGAACCTTGGCCGTTTTGTAAAAATGCGAACATTTTATTTCCCAAATAACCGAGTATATGAAGTAAATCTCACAGCAGTACCAAAATGATATCTTTCCGCACCATCATTGTTAGTTATTTTGACCATACATTTATGGTTACGTCGTTTTGTTCCCAATGGCAGAGGATATCCAGTTCCTATACGAACCAGTCATCAACGCCATCAAAAGCAATGCTGCCACCATTGGCACTGCTATAAATTGGTCCATTCGCCAACAAACCTGTATTATTGGTATTTCCAGTCAAATCAAACCAGTTGCTACTGCCACTAACATAACTATATGGATTAGCAGCATCAAGATGCAGAACAAGACCATCTCTTACAATGTCAGACGGACCTTTTCTTACAAAAAAACTACCCGCATTATTTACATTTCTTAATTTAAACGTGGTAGTATTTGTGCTAAAGACGTAACGTTAGTGGCATATCAATAAAAACCTCCATCGATATAACTTGCTGTAAGAGCATATGATGATGTACCAAGTAAAGTCCTGTAATTGAATTGGCTACAATAGAATTTACATTTATGTTGATTCCAGCTTAAGCAGGCTTTCCGCTTTGAGTGAATATGAACTGGTTGTATTTGGATTTCCGTTTATCCAGTTGTGCACCCTTGGATATATCAACGCTTGACCATCCGCTCGGAGATGTTATATGTTACATCACTTAAATCGTCAAGTTTTGCGGTGCTGACAGTGCTTCCTGCTCCCGCTCCCGCCGATATTTCTGTAGCAATCCTGCACCAATTATGTCGAGCGTCGGAGCCGGTCAAGCTGGTACTGTTGCGGCTCCTTTTGCTACTACATAACCAATGAACGCTGTAAACCCTGCGAAGTTGCATCACCTTCAACAAACGGGTCTGGTTGGTACAGTTTGTATTGCCTCTGGCAATGTAGTTGATATGTTGTTTGTCCGTAATATGACGTACAATTGTGTTGTTTACTGGATACGAAAATAACTCGTTGGATAGCATAATCGTTAGCCTCCGACCGTTTGCAGTGTTCCGCTACCGTCATCATATTTTGCTTGGATCTATGATCTGTGTAATAAACTTCCCGCCATTTGCGTCAAAATATACACCAGAACCAGAACGATACATTCTTACTATGCTTGCCCGTAGACCACTGCCGGGGTGCTATATTCTGAAGGAGATTTCCGCGACCACTTGAGTAAAATGCTCCGTGTGCAAACGTAGTGTTACCTGAACTTACTGACATTTTCAAGTGTGCCCGTCTGCGGAGTATTGACTATATCCACGCAAGTTCTTAATGGACCAAACGCATCAACGAATGTATTTAGTTGACTTGTATTCCTTGTGAGCCACGCAGTACTGAAACAGTTTCGCCAAAGAAGGCGGATATATTGGCATAGTCGTAATGTCCAACCGCACCCAGAGGAATTTTGGTATGATATTCTTGTGACAGTAAACGGCCTAGATTGCTGTCGAATGTGCTCCGTTGCCGTCAATATAGATCCATGTTACTTGGCTGAGTGTTGATGCCAGCGATTGGTCTGTGATATATTTCCCCACTGAACATATGCTACATCTGGGTCTATTTCTCGAGCCTCAGTTGTTGCATTATGATCTCCACAATAATACCAGATCCTGAACTCACATATACTATGACTTCCGCTCCAAGTGACAATGCCGCCATATAAGCAGTCCTGTTTCTAATAACGCCCTGTACCCAATCACACAATTTGCACTTTGATCCGTGATGTCTTATCCACAAATCATCACCAGGATGAAATGCCGATTTGCTGGCAAACATAGTAGTTTCCGTATGGTGCATTCGGATCCAGCGAACCAGTTCAATCTTAACCATCCTTGAACCGTCTGGTTGCCGATAAATGTATTTGATCCCAGTTGTAGCAAATATGGTAGAGTCCAACCCATCAAGCAAGTTGCTATTATTTGCATAAGAAGCAGTCCCAGCATTCGGAGCCCAACTTGCACTAACTGCCCAACTTGACGTACCAAACAAACAACCAGTTATACCATCAACAACAAGACCTTTTGATATATATGCAGAACCGCTTACTGCAAGATGCGATGATGTGGAAATGTACCTACTTGAAGATGACTGCCGGAAATATACACATCTTCCTTGAAACTGGAAGTTTGTAAGTGAAATTAACCCTTTGCGTGCTACAAATTCGTTAGACATAACTGCGTCGCCTTTCTTGCTTCCGTTAGCACAGAAACATAGTTTACATACCGACTGTAGATTCGTTTTATTTTTCATGTTTTCTTGCTTCACTATCCACAAGAAACCGATGCAACTTTATTTAGTTTTTACATCCAGTATTCTTGTTATTCTTACGGACCAGTTTCCGGATGCTGGTGTTGCCACCAAAGTGACATTGTTTCCACCGTCAATTGTAGCAGATAAGCACAAGTGCATCGGTGTTTCCAATATCAGCTGTTGAATATTCTGTGAACACCGTCACGTTTCCTGTGCTGTTCCACGCGGCCATCTTCGCTTGCTCTATAGTTTCCACTGCCATCGCGTATGCTTACAAGCCATTTTGCTGCATATCCCGCAGTATCGGCAAAGAATCAACCACGGTTGAGTGGTATGCGGTAATTTCATTTGTAATACTGTCGCTGGTGTACCAGTTGTATTAACTACAAGTGTATTTACTGTGGCAGTTTTGTCTACGCTCAATGAACCAGTAATAGAAACGCTGCCTGTGAATTGGTGAGTATTAGATAGATTATTACCAAATACGTTACTACCAGATGCAAATATGATTGAAGAAGTAACTGTAACTACATTTAGATTTGTTACTTGAATTGCGGATGCAGTAATTGTGCAACATCAATTGTAATGCCGGTGAGCAAACTTTGTGCTTTTAATGCATATGACGCTGTACCAGCAAACTGACTTGTGTTTGTTATACCAGTAACGTTGCTATATGCAACAGATAGTGCAGTTTGAGCAGTAGTAGCATATGATGCTGTGCCGGAGAATGTGTCGGCTGGAGTTTCACCAACATTTCCCCAATCAACATAAGATGCTGTACCGGCAGATGTATCTGTATTGCTGTCATCTACATTTGCCCAAGTTACATATGACGAAGTAGTAGATTTATCAAATAAGAAGCAGTACCAGCAAACGTAGATATATTTGTAATCCCGCTTACATCTCCATAGTCAACATCAATGCTACAAATGCAACTGAAGCAGTGTTGGCATAAGACGCGGTCGCAAGAGGATTAAAGTTGAGCGCATATGATGCTGTTGTTGCAGCACTCCGCATATGAAGCTGTACCAGCAAATGTGTCTGTATTACTTTCATCAACGTTTGCCCACGTAACATAAGACGAAGTCTTTGCCAACATTGCATACGAAGGCAGTACCTGCGAACGTGTCCGTATTACTTTCATCTACGTTTGCCCACGCGATATACGATGCACTAATTGCGTTATATGCCCAAGAAGACGTGGCAGGCAACCCGATTACATATGACGCATTAATGCGTGCGATGCAGTCACTGCCCAGCTTGATGTCAAGTATGCAAAGCTACCAGTTATTTTCCAACAACAGTTAAGCTGCCGGTTACAACCGCGTTATTTTGTACTTCGGTATCTCCGCGTACAATCAATCCGTTTTTCTTACTGTTAATTCATTCATAGGTTAGGTGTTTCTATATATTATAAATATAACGGTTGATTTGAAAGTAGTTTTTATATAACAAAACGTAGCATTTTTACTGTCCAAGAACCAGACGTAGGATATGCCGGCTAACCTTACATTACCACCGCTTATATTTACAGACATGAACGATGGTACAGTTCCTATTGCGTTTGTTGTATATTCTGCGTGATTGGCGTTATTAGTTAGCAGGATCCCCATACTGCCAAAAGTTCGCTTTGTTTTTAAAAATTAGAGCCACTTCCTATAGAAAGTAGCCATTTTGCTGTATTTCCCCAATTTTTGCTAAAAAGCGTCGATTACAGTGGATCGGTTTTCTGATGCTGTAGCAACGCTGCAATTCATATATGCCATTGTATTATTGGTAAGCAATAGCTGATATGAACCAGACGCACTGCCTGTAGCAAATGGGCTTGCATTTACTGCCAATCCATTTTGAACTATAAAAAAGTTGTCCATAGTGTGTCCTGCCATCATTCTGATCATCTTGAGCGTCCAAGTGCCTGCCAATGGCGTTGCAACAAAGGCTTACAGAACCAGAAACTACATTTGATACAGACATATGTACAGGTACAGAGCCAATTTGATTTACTTCTGTATTATTAAACTTGACTGCATAGTTGTTCCAGCTTGCTACAACTTCTGTGGTCTTGAAGTTTAGATTACCATCATTTACAGATACAAGCCATCTTGCGGCATTTCCTGCACCAGTTGGAATACTGTCGATGGCAACAGAACCAGAATCTGGATTTACGCCGTTTATTATATTTGTAGCAAAAGAGCCTGTAGTTCCTCCTCCGACGATATTGATAGTGTTGAATGTTCCTTCTGAATTCCTCCAAGGTTTACATAACTTGCAGTACCTGCATAATTGGCATAATTTGCATTACCAGCATTAATAGCATAATTTGCATTTTGTATTATGCCACCAAACTGTGGTCTTTGTGGAGCTATGTCTGGAGCAAATGACACTGCACCAACTTTTGTCAATTCTTCCGCCTTCTTTGACAACTCTTCTGCGCTTAGGTCTTTCAGGTCAATCATTGATTCATTTACACCAAACACAACTTTGCGTATAGTAAATGCTTTTTGTACGGTAGATTTATAATTCTCAAATTTTTTCTGGAAGTAGATATGCATTGCACATCAAACCGAATGTTGCTTTTACTGCTCTGTCTTGACCGGCGTCTACCATTGTTTCAAAATTATAATCGCTTATGCTGGTTCTAAATTTGTATCTGTTCTTATCTCCCCAATAATCTTCTGTTGAAAAATTTACGGCTTCAACAATTTCATTGCATTGTTCTACCAAGTTTGTCCATATAATGAACTCGTAGTTTACTATTACGTGGTCTGGCATAGCAACAGAATACATTTCTTGTCTTTTGCTAAAGCCGGTCATCAATGAAAACTTATCGTATTTGTTCTTCTCACTAAACTTTTTAAGTACAGGATATTGCAAATAACGATTTAGTGTAGTTAGATTATCATTTCTTTGCACCGTGCTTCTACGAAATGCTATTGCTGGACATTGCATCTTTCCATTTTATCACGCAATGCACCGTCTTGTCTTATTGCTTTCCATCTTTCTGGCGAAGCATAGTTGATAGGAACTTTTATTTGTCTTCCTGCATCAACAATAGTTGGACTGATGACAGTATCCATATAACTCAATATAGTAGAGTCTATGTCAATAAGCTTTACGCTAAAATCTTTTCTGTCATCATTATCTCTACGTAGATTATATGCTCTGTTTTGATTTGCTTCTGGACCAAATACCGGAGGACCAACGATGGATGCTGCTTCCTTTTTCATGCCAGACATCTCTGGACCGCTGCTAATTTTGTTAGGCGGTCTATTGATTATTGGTTTTGGTATGTCTCCGCTTGTAGGCCATAAATTATTGATCCGTTCCTTTCAAGTACGTTCAATGACGTAATCTTTGTATAATGACCATTGCAGATTATGCTATGACTTTTGTCTGGTTGTCCGCCAAGCAACTGTTCCTGAACAACATTATCTATTTCATAATAGCGGTCGTTGAATAATACAATGTCTCCAATTTCTGGATAAAAATTTACTTGCTTGAGCATCTTTTTCACGCATCTTGAAAACATAATCTTGATTTCTGCTTGGTCCAAAATCGTCATATTCAGCAGTCATATCTGCACGTTCAATAAGTGCTGATATTTGTATTGCAGGCATATACCACTTGCCAGTTTCAGCAGCAGTTTCACCGTATATGTTTGTTTTTGTTTCGGTAGGAGAAATCTTGAATACTTGAATAAGTACTTCAACAATGTCTCCCATCAGTTCAGCATTGAACTGAGCGACGAGGATTCAAATCTCTTTGTGAAAAATATCTACCTCTTAGTCCCATATATTACTTGATGTTTGCAAGCATAAAGCCAACCATTAAAACTCCATATAAATTCCAAGCGGAACTTTTTGTAGAGTTTCTTGTAGGCGTGCGGCTTCTTCTGCTCTTAGTTCCATCTGTGCCTTGCGTCCGGTTGCTTCCAAGTTTTCTCTAAGTTGAGTGACTAGGTCTGTTTTTTCTGTAGCGGCTTCTTGTCTTAGTTCTGCACCGTCGAGTGTTACTTCTGCGCCTGGTATAGGTATGCTGCTATATTTTTGGCGAATGGCACCAAGAACTTCCTTACATAACGCAAGAAAGTATTTGCGTATCCATTGTCTACCTACGCTGTTTATGCTGCCATATGGTATGACATTATATGGTACATTGCTATAATCTCCAATCACAGGAGAAGATACAGCAGAACCAGAAGCGTTGTAATAAGAACCCGAGCCGCTAATACCTTGAGCATCTCTTTCATTTTTTACTAAGTATTGAAAATACATCCTAAAATCGTATGTCGGAATAGGAAATAGTTTTATTTTGTTGTTTATTAATTCAAAACTCCAAGCAGATTTACGCACAAGGTCATTGAACTCAATGGCCTGCATACGCAACAAATCTTCAAATATAGGAGTCATCAAAAATTGTGTAGCAGGAGAATATCCAGCAAATCCCATTTCATTCAGTACGTTGCTATAACTCATACCCGTCATGCTGAATGGGTCATAGATACGTGCAGCAGCAGGACTCATTTCATGGAATATTCTGCGTATTTCAATGCGGTTATAACTTTCGCTTACATCTCCCCACAATGATTGCAGGTCATATGTTTGAGTTCCTTGTTTCGCATCAATATATCCTTTTTTCCAATCTACATTTCCGCCAACACCAAATTCTGTTCCATATCCTTCTGCGATTTTTATCAACTGAGGAAGCCCGCTTGCAGCAACATTTGTTTGTGTAATATTTGTGCTGGTAGATGTGCCTTGTAGCACGCCGATATTATTACGAATATTGAACTGATTTACTTGAGCACTATATTCATACACCGCTTCTTCAAAGCACGCATAAAAATTTACATCAATCATTTCTATGTCTGTGATAGGATAGCCTAATCTTGTTGCTGCCCATTTTGCTGCCGCAGGCGCAGTCTTTTTGAAATATAGGGTCGGCTTCAAAAAAGCCAAATGGTGTAAGTCCGCTACCAGAAGTTATAGCGGAACCAGAACCTGGCCAGCGAACTCTATCAGAATCGACATTATAAATAATCGAAGTGTCAGCCATTGTTTTTTTCCTCCACTTAATAGCTAATCCCCTTTTTACGTTGTGATATCTTTTGGTTTTGCACGCATATATTATCAGATATAGTTTTTAAATAGGTCTCAAATTCGTTTTTCTGTCATTTTTGCCAGTCGGATGTACATATCTGTTCTCTTAATAGAAATTTTTCTTTTACGTCCTCCCGTTGAAATGTATGCTCACATCCATATTTTTTCATTAAATTATTTTCATCTTTTCGTTGATATCGTGAGATTTTCTTGGGTTGTCTACACCATATCGTTCAATCAATGATTTTTTTGATTTTCTTTTGCGACATTTGATTGTAAACTACACTTTACTCCAAACTTTTTTAAATTTGTATTTTCTACTTTATTTCGTATTTCTGGTGAAGACCCGTTTTTACACCATACAAATTCATTATAGTGGCGTCGTTTTTCTACTACGGATTTTATTTTGAAGTTATGATTTACTCCATATTTTGCCACAAAATACATTTCTCTATGGAGTTTTATTTTGTAAATATCTACACACCCTTTTCCGATGGCGGCATTAGCCCAAGATTTTCGGTGCAATATCCTACCATTGACTTTTGATTCCCATAAAACCGCATCCTTGTGATCGGAAAACGTCCATCTAAGTTTCACATCAAACGCCGATGGATTTTTTGTAAGCAGCCTTGAATACACCAGATGAAAAATATTTATATCCAAAATCTTCTAATGCGGACAATCCCAACCTGACATTTCCATATCTCACCCCGTGATACTGTAACCCATCCGATTTTCTAGTAATGGTGTACGTATAAGGTAAAACCTCGGAAAATCTCTTTGTTCGCTTTATTGATGTATCTGCCATATTATTATATAAATATATCCATACCCGCTAAATGAGATAGGTATAAATTATAATATTAGAATAGATACAAAGTCTGTTATATATTTATATAGTATGATAAAACTCAAAGATATACTGGTTAAGCACAAGATAATAAAGAAGATATTGGCGACGTACAACCAGCAGATGTCAAGTTTGTAGTACCACCTGCTCAGATGGCATATGCCAAAGCAGCCGCAGATGGAGCAGGCAAGCCATATACCAGACCAGATATTGATTTTACAGGCACAGGAGATGAAGGATTGCTGATTACAAGAGCAATGAATATAATAAAGGCATTTGAAAATAGCGTAAATAATCCAAGAGGCGGATTTGATAAAAAGTCAAAAAAATGGTTTCCGCACAAAAGTTTAGAAGGCGGCTCAGATACTATAGCATATGGCCATAAAATACTACGCGGCGAAGACTTTAGCAAGGGTATAACAGATAGTGAAGCAGAACGCCTGTTAGAGAAAGATATACGCGAAAAAATAAAGCTGGCCAAGTCCAAGATGAAAAACTTTGATGGTATGCCGCTAACAATAAAACTTGCAGTAATAAACGCATTATTTAGAGGCGATATGAGGACCAAAAACAATGAGATTATTATCTCAAAATAAGTTTGCAGATGCTGCAAGAGAATATCTTAATCACGCAGAATATAGGTCAACCAGAAATGTTGGTGTAAAAAAACGAATGGATTGGAATTATAATGTCTTGCGGGCAGCAGGATAAAATGTATTGACAATATAAATTGATAATATAAAGTATATGAGTATGAAAAAACTAATCTCCACAATGTTGTTGACAGTAACATTATTTTTGACTGGATGCGTGTCCACTGGATATGTTCGCGAATCGTCTGCCACGGTTTATAAAGTATATGACCCTTTGCAACCTGTTGTAGTATACCCAGAATATTATTACTATTATCCAACATATTATACTCCACCAATGTATATTCATTGGAGATTTGATATTGGTAGAGGATGGGCGCATCACCACCATAGAGGAAGAAGATAATATAAAAAATATGCCCCCGATTTTTCGGGGGTTTTTTATTTCAACTTTCTTTTATGATATTTCACTGTTGTGGTTGAAACGCCATACTTTTCAGATATCTGAATATTGGTCAACAATCCGCAATTCAAATCATTATAAAACTCTTCTTTGTTTTCTTTCAACAATTTTCTGCCATCACTTACTTTCTTTCCTCTGTCATCTTCAACTTTCACCTTCTTGCCCTTCAAGCCATTATCATATACATAATTGATGTTTCTGTTTGATAGCATCTCACGACGTTCATTGTATTTAGCATTGCCAATATCATCGCCATATTTAGCAACAAACCATTCAAGTGTATATCTGCCAATTGCACGTTGTTTTTGTTTGCTAATGGCAATATCGCTGTGATGTTTTCCAAACATACCGTTGTTTTCTCCACCGTTCCATATTTTCATCTTTTTCTCGGATTTGTTCTTTGTTTGGATTGTTGGAGAAATTGTCGCCACCCAATGCGGTTTTTTCCTATGTTATAACCAATGGATTTGAACGGCTTGTAGTGTATCAAGATAATACTGTTCACGATCTACACAGCGTTCTGGAGAACATTCTTCAAGAATTATAAATGAAAAGTTCCGCTCGCTATATTTGTTCCAAGAACGTTGCAGGATAATATTAACGTGCTTGTTATTTTTTAGCATCATTTTAGTGCTCAATGAACCGTTGTTCGATATCTTTAGAAGAGCCTATGTAGAATTTTCCATTGGCTTGATTTGTTATTTTGTATACTCCAGATTTTTTCATATATGGATAAATATTACCGTAAAACCCTAAAGTATCAAAAATTTAGATAAAAAAAGAACCGACCTTTCGGTCGGTTCTTTGTAGTTTTCCCTCTAAGAGGCGAAGTATTAAACTTCGTTGAGGTTGCCAATGACGATTTTGCCGTAAAATTCGGGCCTGATCATCTTTTTGGCATAACGTGTCATCACGCCACGGCGTGGTGTGAAGTTCACTGGGTCGTACACCAATGGTGTCTGAATCAGTGGGATGTATGGAGCGTAATACAGCGCCGGTTTCTACGAAGTTGCTTCCACGGAAACCAACCAACATAACGTTGTCGGTCATCATTGCATGGGTTCTTGTAAACGGTCCAGCGGTTGCTTAGAGCACCAACCTTGGCAACACCCATTGCGAACTTGGCTTGGTCGCCGTCCGTGTTGGTTGTGGCCCAGGAATGCTTTCGATGATGGTAGCAACGTCTGGGCTGCAAACCAGGAAGTTTGCACCACCACGCAGGGTCAACTGGTGGATCTTGTTGCTGACCTTCTGAATCTTGTTACCCAATGTCTGGAGCCAGGTGCTCTTGACATAGGCGGTACGGTTAGCAGCGGTGTCTGCGAACAAGCCGGTTGCGGCGTTGTATTCAGAACCGATACGAGCGGACCAGAATTCAGTTGTTACTGCTGGAGCATTGACGAGCAACATGTCACAAGTTTCTAGGTCGATTTCCATCGATACGTACTCAGATAGAAGAGCAGTTAGCTCTGCTTCTGCGTCAATCGAGTGGTAAGCGTTCAAGTCCTGCGCCAATTCTGGTGTCCAGACGGCCTTTAGCTTACGGGTCTTAGCAACGATAGCTTCAGACTTCAGCTCTAGGTTTACTTCTGGAATACCAACGTCGGCGTATAGACCTGAAGTGCCAGCGCCCGCTGAGGCTGCTGTGCTTCGAAGTCGCCACTGGCTATTGTCGGCTGGTTGCTTGTGATAAGCGACCAATGCATTTCCGCTGATTCCAGAACCAGAAACGCGAAGATTACGCTATTGCCGGAAACAGTGGTGAATGCTGGGTAGAAATCAACGATACCAGAACCAGAAACGGTGAACGCACGAGCGCCATTGGCGTCGAAGTTTGTTCCGCTCAAGGAGACGGTAACAGACTGAATCTTGCCAGCAGCTAGCGAAGCGCTTAGGTCGGTGTTGAAGTTGATGTCTTCCCATGCTGGACCATTTGCTGTGCTGGTAGGGCCGAGTTGTAGCAGCAACGGTTGTTGTCTGGTCATTGATGGTATAACCGAAACGGCCTTGGCCATATGACCATTGACTGCGCTGTCGGTTGAACCTAGCTTGGTTCCTGTACCACCGAATAGCGAGTTACCGCTGAAAGATGGCTTGCCTGCTGGTCGGTACCATACTTGAAGTCTAGATAGAATACTAGACCAGATGGTAGATTCATTGGCTGTACGCTAACGAATTCCTTGGCAGCAATTTCAGCGAAAACACGGCGAACTAGTGGCAATGCAACACCGGCCCATTGTTCTGAGCTTGTGGTTGTACCAGTACAGAGTAGCTTCGTCGATTAGTTGTTTAGCCTGATTTTCCAGAAGAATGGACATGTGTGACTTTTCCATGTCGCCCTCTGATGCCTTCTAGAAGACCAGTCTTTTCCCACTTGGACACAAGTCCACGGGTTTCGGAGCATGGGCTTAACCATTGGATTGGTTGTCTCGGTTAGTAGTGTTTTGATATCTGACATAATTTTTCCTTTATTAAGGTTTGATTGTTGATTTATGAACGAATACCGGCGAGCTTCTTGAAGCGGTTTGCCATATCGGCACCTTCCGAGATAACTGCTGGTTTTGTTGGTTTGGTTGATGCAACCGGTTTTACTGGCTAAAGACCTTCGGTGATGGTCTTGACGGTAGTTGATGCCTTCTTTACAGGAGCAGCTTCCTTCTTGCCACCGAAACTAAATGATTCAGCCAATGTAGCGTAAACTGAGCTTGGCTTCACGAACAGACTTCGTTGAGGTCAAACGATTCGATTACCTTTGAGTTTCATGCTCGTTGTTCAAGTTAGCTTGTTTGAACAATTTGTTCGTATATAGCGACTTGGCGTTGAGCAAGGTTTACTTCATTGTTGCGGTCCCGTAGATGCTCGTAACAGCGCTACGGTATTCTGCTAGTTCCTTCTTACAACGAAATGTTTTCATTGATGACGGACTCGTTGGTTTCATCGCCTTGTCATCATCGTGCTTTTTACAGCCTTTTCGGCTTTTTCTTTTTTGGTACTTGGCTGGGGCCCAGGAGGAAGTTTACCTTCATCTACTTCCATCTTTTTCTTCTTCTTTTTCTTCCTTGTCTTCGCCTTCGGACAGAAGTTCATCTAGGTTGATTTCTTCATCTTCTCCACCAGCAGCTTCCATTGGAGCGGCCCATTTCTTCCATTCCAACTTCGTTTACTGTGGATTCTAGTTCTTTCAAGATTTCATCTAGAGATTCTTCGGTGATTTCTTCTTCGCCTTCTTCCAATGCAACTTGGTCATTATCTGGACCTTGTGGGTCTTGTGTTTTATGACCAGCGGTTGTCTTGGTATGGTCGTCAGAAGCATTTTCTGTTGCTTTTGTAGCAGGAAGTGATCCCTTAGTTGATAGGCTTGTGTCTTTCACAACCATGTTCTTGCCTGGATCTCTCTGTCTTGTGACCCTTAGTGGTCTTCTTATAATCACCGGAGCAGCCTTGTCGCCTGCTTGGATGTTTGATGTGGCAAGAGTTGGATCCAATTCGGCGCCGATTGTGCCACTGGATTGCTTCTTCGTCCATTTCTTCTTCGGTCATTTCTGCTTCAGGAGCAGGAGCAGCTTCTGGGGCTGGAGCAGCTTCAGGAGCAGGAGCAGCGGCCATCATAGCAGCATCTTGTGCTGCATCGGCGTCGAGCTTCTGGGGCTGGGGCGGCTGGTGTTTCGTCGGCTACTGGAAGTGGTTCTTCACCTTCGACTTCATTGCGTAGCTTTTTCGGCCAACTATGCTTTGAATCTTTGAGTTGTGAATGCTTCTTCCAATGCAGCCTTGGCGTTAGCAAGGGCGGTAGCACGTACTGCCTTTGCGTCTGCAATAGCTTGTTTTAATAGATCTGCGACATAATAGTTTTATCTTTGTTGTTGATGAAACTATTAAGAGTTTCAAGAAAGTTGATTTAGTACTCGCATCAAAGAATGATGCATTTTATAATAAATAAATATATACGTATTTACAAAAAATATAAAATATTTTAACTTTTTATATTATTTGAGCTTTGAAACTGCGGCTTGACCTTCTTGTAAATCTTTGATTTCAAAGTATCTGTTTAGCTTAGAACCCATATCTTCATACAAACCTCTCATACGGCTTTCTAATACGTGAGCTTCCATAGCATACTTTTTTGAATTCTTCGCTGCATTTTGCTAGTTCTTTCATGTTACGCTCTGGCATAACTTTATCAAACCAAGCATCATCTGCTTCATTTTTCTGGCGAGAATCCAGTTCATTGGCCAAAAGCTTTTGTGCGTTAGATGCAACTTCACCAAGCTTATGTGCTAGTTCCATCAAACTTACTTCACGATGCAATGCCTTGCCATATTCATTATAATGACCAATGGCTTCTAATGCAGCTTTCTTTTCTTCAACAGACCAAGCAGCTTCTTGATGAACACCTGCGTCTATTTTTGTGTCAATACCTTCAAGTAAATTTCTTAGTTTTAGTACATTCATAATTTTAATATTTTAAGCGGCTGGTTCTTCTTCAGTAGTTTCTGGCTGTTTTGTAGCCAGTGTTTTCATGCTGAAATCAATTCTGGCATACCTGGTATAGTCATATATGTAACAACGTCTTCAGAAAATGCATCCATATCTTCTGGCGTTTGTACTTTTAGTTTATCAACAAGTTCTCCTGCAAGAGCATCAATGGTATTTGATTTAAATGCGTGGTCTAGTACTTTACCAAGAAGAAATTGAGTACCACCAGAAGAACCTATTTTTACATACTTGTGCTTTTTAAGTTCTTTTTCTGCTTGTTCTTTTTCTGCCTTGGCTTTTTCTAATTCAGCTTTTGCTTTGGTAGCGTCTGCCTTTGCTTGTTCAGCTTCGTCTCCCACCAGCATCTGCACCGGCATCTGCTGGGGCTTTTTCGGCACCTGCTTTAGGCGCAGCATCCGCTTTATCGGCTGGCTTTGCTCCTGCCTTTGGCGCTTGTTCAGTCGCACCAGTATCTTTGGCTTTTCATCGGCTCCTCCTAACGGCGGTAAATCTCCACCAGTTTCATCCGCAGCAGGTTCTCCTGCTAGTGCGTCTTGTTTCTTTTCGTCTTGTTCTTTTTTGACGCTCTTCTTTTTTCTGGCTTCGTATATAGTTTCCCAACTCAAGTCATTCAATCTATACTTGTTTGCATTGCTTGATATTTCAGACAATATCTGCTTGAGATATGGGTTATTATTTTTGTTATTCATATAATATAAATATATACGAGGTATTATAAAATGTTATCGCTTTTTACGTAACAATCCTTTATCCAATAGAAATTCCAACCAGAAACGTCGGAACGTTCCCACTCTCTTGAAAGTCGAGGGTCATCCAAAAGTTGTTGCATATATTGGCTGTTCATGTCTATATCGCATTCGCTATATTTTTTGATATTTTTCATTTTCTCTCAACGCAATCTCGTTCAGCTTGGCTTCAAGCATATCATCTGGCTGACCATATTTAGCATCGTGTTCAGCACGTAATACATCAAGTACTTTTCTGTATAATGCATACTTTTGTGGTTTTGCTCATGGATTTCCACATTTGTACTATTTTTGGACTTAGTTTTGAGTTGGGAGATTGCATTACGTTATCTGCAAAATCGTAAGAATCAATATTAACTGGAGCATCAGTGCCTTTATATTCCATCCATTCTGTAGCTTTTTTTGCGAGCAAGTTTACCAACTTATCGGTTGCTGGTGTTGCGGCTTTTGTCATTTCATTTGTTGTATTTTGCATAGTATTTGATGAGTTGTTTTCGTTTTTAGGTCTGGTACATTTGCGTGTAGTGCCGCTAGATATTTACTTACTGGTCCTTTTGTACATCCTACTTTTTTTCCAGTATCTGCTTTATATACGCATTTGCCTTTCGCTTTATATGGCATAAGTTTATCTTACTTCTGATAGTATATCACGAATGATGTTTTCTATCTTTAGATATTTGTTGATGTCTTTTGAGTCAACTGATGCAATGACTTGACCGCGATTGACGCTTTCGTTGATTGAAGCTGGGTGCCATATATGCACCGCGTGTTGATGGTGAACTTACAAGGTCAAAGCATAATAGTTCAAAATCATCTTGAACTTCTACGGTGTTTTCGTTCATTTGTCTTACACTACCAAGACCACGGCTGCTGATGCCAAGACGCACATTGTTTTTGATAAGTTCGCGAGCAATATTACCAGATGGAGTAGTTAGTAGTTCAATCTTACCAACGACTGTATCGCCTTCCCAATGACATTCAACGACATTGTGCGATACATTCTTTAGATTGATGATAGAACTATCTGGATGGTCAAGTTCGCCAAGTGCTCTGCGTTCGCTGATAATTTGTTGATATTTTTCAACTTCACGAGCAAGAACTTCTTTTGGATATACACGACCATTATGATTCTTTTCGCCTGCTTTCTGAAGTGGACCAGACAATACAAGAGGTGCGTTTGGATTTGAACGTGCTTCGTTAAGCATCTGTGGAGAGATGTCAAATGGTATAAAATCTACTAATAGTTGCTTGCTCATATTTTATCCTTGTGGAAGTATATTCTTTGCAACAGGTGCTCCTGCTGGCTTGTTGGTGCTAATGGAACAATGCCACCAACATTCTTCAATCCTGATTGTGGAGCAGTTGCTGTTGTGGCTGGATTTACCTGTACTTGAGAGTCATCAAGATAATATTCAGATTGTGATGCATTACCTTCTTTACCTATAAATACAACATAATATTTGTCTTTCATATAACGAGTTTGAATATCACTTACAGTAACAGTATATTCTTTTTCAATCTGACCAACACTGCCTTTGGAAGCATTTACAGTTACGGTTTTCTTCAAGAACTGCTTTTTAGTTCTTCGTTGAACTTTTTGACCGCAGCGTCTTCTTGCTTTTCCAAACCTACCTTGAAGTTTCTGAATGATTGTGAAATATCAACAACATTGCCACTTTGTGATGCTGGCGGAGTTGTGGCAGTAGGAGCACGGCCCCGGTGACATACCACCGGCGGCAGATGGGTTTGTGCCCCAACTATCTTCATTTAGTATTCTTTTTGCTATGTTGGTAAGGTTCATATTATTGCTTTCCCATTCTGTTTATTCTTTTGGCAATCTCTTTTAGACGATGATGTATTTCTTTCATGTCTGGCTGAGTTCTTGCCCATAGATTTTCATTAGTATATCCGCATTCTGTCTTTAGTCTTTCGCAGATGTTTACAAGATATTCAACTTCACCAAGCATCTTCTTTGGCTTGATTGATGCCATATGAAATCTTGGCGTGATTTTTCATCATATCACTTTCCTTGAAGTTTCTATAGCGGCTACGAGCTTCCATTATGTTCAAATCACGGCGAACAGTTGGTAGGCTTTCATTTTCTGACTCGCCAATGGTTGTATCATCTGTATCTTCTTTGCCAACAACTTTTCCGCCAGGCATACTTTTTTCTGCCGACTTCTTTTTGCTCTTTTTGCCACGAAATGCTGCTGGGGTCATATATCCCGCAACAGCACCAGTACCTGTCATTTCTTCAAGTACTTCTTCAACAAGTTCGCGGATTAGTTGTTTGGCGTCTTTCATTATACGTTGCCTTCAAGAGCTTGTTGACCAATCCAATTGCCCGCCATATTATTCAGTTGGTCAAGTTCTTTGTCATTCAACTCAACGCCGTCTGTATATGTAGCAGAAGAAATATATGCATCAGAATAATCGCCGTGCGTAGCACCATCGATTACAATGCTTTTCATATCAACTTGATTTGCCGTCGACTGCAAAGTTTTCAGTGCTTTGTTGTTCCATTACTTCTTCAATGACTTCTCTAATCAGTTGTTTTAGTTCGCTTTTTTCATAGTAGTATTATTTGATATTTTTCAACTCTTTGATAAGTTCATAACTCAACATTAGTGCCATGATTTGATTTTCCTTTACCAGAGTTCCTTTTGTAATCTTATCCAACTGATTTAGTGTTTCATCCAGTTTGATTTTTACAACTTCATTATTTACTTTGCTCTTTAGCTCATCTATCTGCTTTCTTACTTCAGGTACTTCAGCATTGATATATTCACGCAAAGAGTTGGTATTGCTTACATTATTGATATATTCACGTATAAGAACCTTTTGCTTTTCATCAAGGCTCTTGTATTTTTCATTGAACGAGTCAACCAGCAACTTATAAGCAAGCAATCTAACATCTTCATTTTGCTGTTGATATACCTTGATAAGGTCTTTCTTTTCTTCTTCAGATATGACTCTTGTTGGTGTTTTGGCAGCAGCAATATTTTCAACAATGCAGTTTCTGGCTTTGAACATTTCGCGTGGGTCGCTTTCTACTTCATTGACATTATCTTCAAATACCTTGTATATGCTTGCCAGCAACTTATAGTTTGAAATGCTGCCCTTTAGAAAATCATCAAGTGGATAATATTGCTTGATTTCCTTGATAAGTTCATACTTTTGAAGATTCAATGAACGCTCATTTAGTTTCTTTCGTGTACGCAATACAGTATCCAATAATCTATCAGCAGAAGCTTGGTCTTTTGTCTTTTCTTCTATAATGACGCGATATAATGCATTTTCTCTGCCCAGTTCAGTAGACTCTGAGAAATATTTACGTAAAATATTATTGGCCTTTGAGTCATCTTTTCCATTTAGTATATCGGCGGTGACTTGGCGAACAAGTAGTTCAAATAATATACCCGCATTCTTATACTTGGAGTGTTTCAGCTTCTTCATATATTTTTATTATTTATAAATATGTTATTACGTGATAAAAACTCCATTTTACTGCTGTTTGTCTTCTTCTATTAGGTTTGACTCATCCAATATAGACTTTTTTCAGTTATAACTTGCTTGTGCTTATTATTATATCGTGTTTTCAATGCAGTTTTTATATTCTTCAAATCTTCATCCATTGATAATGCACCGCCTCTGTATATATGACGTGTAGAACGGTCTGTTCTTGATTTTTCTTTATTTTCTTTGTTGCCAAGCGGGTCTTCACCAAAAATCTTGGTATGAGACGATGTATATTTTTCCTTGTTTCCTGTTTGGTCTCTGTTTCCGCGTTCACGGTCTTTGCGGGTTTCTTCTTCAAGCGGAGGCAATCCGCCCTCTTCTCCGCCACCGCCACCCGCCTCTTCGCCACCTCCGCCGCCAAGGTCTCCACCTCCGCCACCAAGGTCTGACGGACCTTCTTCTCCCATCTTTTGGTTGCTTGCAGCAGGGTCATTGCCTTCGGAACTAATCTGTTCCATACGCCACGCCTGCTTTTTGTCCTTGATTACATCCAGTTGTACTTCTTCAACTTCATCTTCAGACAAGTTGAATACTTGGTTGTATATCCACTTCTTGCTAAACTATGTTTGCTTTCTATCATATCTGACGCAAGGCTGATTTTGTTAGACCATATTTCCAACTTTTCTTGTTCAAATATTGTGCTTGGGTTGCTTAGTTCAAGTTCAAAATCAACAAGCGAAGCATCCTGATAGCCCTGCACATACAAATGTACCACAGCGATTTTAGTTAGTTCAGATACAATGATGCGTTGTATTCTGCCTATAGTGCGTGAAAATCTAACATCTTCAGCAGCAAGTGTTGCCTTACCAGACAATCCTTCTTCATATCCAAGAAATGCCTTTGGTATTTTTAGTGCCGCCATCATCTTGTTGCGAATATATTCCAAATCGTCAATGCCAGTAAAATCCATACTTGAGCAATGTATCTATGTTTGTTCCACTATCACTGCCACGAACTGGTAGATAAAAGTCTTCTACCATATTGTTCAAGTTGAAACGCAGATTATAATCACCAGTACGTTCATCAATATATGGAACTTTCTTTACTTGGCTGATGATTTTCTGCATTGCCGTATCAATATCAGCGGGAGGAATATTTCCAACATCTACTTTGAATATACGCTTTTCTGGTGCACGCATGATGCGATGAATAAGCATTGCGTCTTCCATCAAACTTAGTTGCTTCCATACACGGCGTGCTGGTTCAATCATGCTTTTACCATATGGCAAAAAGTTACTATCACTTAGCAGGCGAAAATGTGCGATTTCAAAGTTTTCATATTCCATACCACCACCCATACCATCGTGTTGATACTTTACATAGTTGATATTTTGAGGATCACTTTGCCTTCTATGCGTGTGATTTCATATGGACTGATGGGATGTACAACAAACACACCATATTCTGGCGAGATTTCAAGACGTAGGAAAAAATCGCCATACTTGCACATATTACGTGTCCAACTCCACATATTGAACTCAACATTCAAGATGTCATAGAACAAGTTTTCCAAAATCTTCTTTATGTTTTCATTCTTGCTGCGTATGGTCAATACTTGACCAAACTCACTTGGCACCAGACATTCGTCACTATATATGTCTAGTGCAGAAGCGATGATAGTCCATATCCATAGTATTGTGAACGAAGCACGAATCCGTAGCGAAATTTTGATACTTTTCCACCGTTACGTCATATACTTCGCTCTCCGATGCATTCAATTGATACAATCGTGTGGTTTAACGTACTTTCAATTTCATTTTTGAAAGTCTTCCAAGATATGTTGTTGGATTGAAGACGGTTTTCAAATGTTGAAAAATCACACCCAACATCATTAATCAACTCTATTTTGTCAACTTTCCATTATTTTTGTAGAACTCGATTGCTGCTACTCTAAACTCATCTATGGACAATCCGTCACGATAGTTTCGATTCCTTGTTCCAGACTGTTTCGTTTTCAAACGACGCTTTAATGATTTTTTTGGACGCTTCACGTTTGATTTTTCTGAATGCACTTTTTACCATAAAATGGATTATTTTTTCCAACTCTTTTACCATTCCATCTGTGGATATTACGCTTTTTATTTCCCTCCCCACGGCCAACAATTGCTTCTTCTGTTCTCCGGCCCCATATCTTCTCATTGTTTATTCTCGCATGATATGCACGATGTTCTGCGTCATTCATAATGACCAAATTATCTGGAAGATTGTTCTTTTTGTTGAAATCTTTGTGGTGAACGACCTCTTTATCACTCAATTTTCTTCAAACTGCTCTGCGACAATTCTGTGCTCGGATTGCCATCCTTTGCTAAAATTGTATAAACTTCTATATCCGTTGTCATAAAAGTCTTTTTGATAGAACGGCATAAACTGACTTCTCCTACCAATTCTTCTAGTTTTTTGTATTCTCCATTTCTCATCAAAAATGGATGCCCAGCGCTACCGATTACATATTGACCCGTCCAATGTAACTTCCAACATTTACGTGCTCCACCCTCTTCTTTCTTGGATGATATGCTTTTCCAAGTTTAATTGAATCGGTCTCGTGGTCATAAGAAAATACATAGAATCTTTCGGAGAATTTTGTATTTCTGTCAGTTCCTTTGATCGTAGGGCGGGTTCCGTCTGGTAAAGGAATAAATCAGTCCGCATCAACGCAGTCATAATCTCTAAACAGTTCAAGACGGCTGGCTTGATAAGCCATGCTCATGTCACGATTATGAAGATTGAATGTGCTGCTGCGTAAGCGATTGAAACGGTCTCTTAAGACTGTTTCTGTCTGTAGCATATTGTATTTCATCTGTGTCAACAACCTTTAGTTTCTTGCCGCCCACATTACGAACAATAACGTCCGTAGAAAACATTTTCTTTAGTCTGCTAAATAAGTCTTTTGTTTCTGCCATAGTCTGTATATATATGAGCGCCTATAGTATAAATATATACCTATAGTATTTTTATAAAATATATTATCGCAATAGCCAAGTTAGGTCTTCTGGCTTGGCACCGTGCATACCTAGGTCCACCAACGTGCATTTGCCACGGGTTGTTATATACACCGAATGGATTTATGTTTTTTCCGCCATTCAGCGTCTTCATATTGTTTATCATTTGTTCTGGCGATGCTGCACCTATTCTGTCTATTATTGTGCGTGTAACGCTGTCTGCTTCTTTTCTAAGACGTAATGCTACATCTCTTATCCATAAAGATATGCCTATTGCCATAACAAGGTCATCATTATATCCATCCATTGCTTCTGCTTTGGCAGATACTGCTCCGCTTTTCCATATAAAAACTTGTAGCTCTTCTATAAGCCGCTTGCTGTGTATAATAACTTCTTTGTTTCTAAAATAACTTTCAAGTTTTGATATTAGCAATGGTCTGGACTTGTGTGATGTAGTAAAGCCGGTGTCATCTTGCGTTCTTCTCTGTTCAACTTGTTGGTCATTTGATTTTCTACATCAACATATTGCAGGTCAGATGAACTATAAAAAAGATTTGGATAGTTGGCGTCAAGCACTTCTTGTATAACTGCCCAGCCAACATTGGCATTTTCCACAACAAGCAATGCATTGTTATATTCTGTTGCCATTGTCATAAGTGCTCGGGCATATTCTTTTGTTGGCAACTTGCCTTTATATTCAGCAACTTGCTCCATTGTTTCTATTTCAAGTATCTGAGCAGCACTATAGTCGCTGGCATCGCCACGAGCAACGTCAGCAGACACCATATATGATTTGCCTGCTTGCGGATATTTGAATATCCAATATCCTTTATCTACACCTCTTTTTCCAAAGGCTCGCAAACGTGCGTTTTTTCATACCATTGCAATATGGGAATATCTATGACGGTATTGCCAGATGTGCTAAACTCGCAATCACATTCTTGTGCGGCACCACGTTCGCCAGACAACTTGGTTTGTTCATCTCTCCATTTTTGGTCTCGTTCTGGATGCAGATGCCAAGGCAAACTGATGCGGTTCATATTATTCAACCCAGCCTCAGACTCCATCCACATTTTATGAAACCAGTTGCCAACACCATTTGGCGTAGATAGTATGATTGCTTTACCGCCCGTTGATAATGTATATTGAGCAGACAGCCATATTTCTTCAATATTGTCAATAAATGCGGCTTCGTCAACCACGAGCAAAGACAACGCACTTGAACGGCCAGATGTGCCCGCACTGCTCGCCGCCTTGATTTCAGAACCATTCTTTAGTTTCAAAGACAGTCTATTGTCTTCAACTGCTAGAACTTTTAGCCAACTTGGTAGATTATCATTTGCAAATCGTACTTTGGTTACAATCGCTTTTGATGTTTCTTGTGTAATACTCAAGCACAATATCTGCTTGTCTGTATAAAACGTCATAAGCCATAGAGCATATCCAGATACAAGAGTTGTAATACCCATTTGGCGACTCTTTAGAATAATATTCTGGTCGTTATGTACAAAGTCTTCTAACGCTTTATCTTGGAATGGATATGTAAGAAATGGCAAAGTTCCTCTGGTAGGATGCTGTATCTTTACATACTTCTTCATAAAGTATATAGGATCCTTTAGACACTTGGCATACTCCAGTTTTATAACATCTTTCAGGTTTTGTGTAGTAGCCATATTTTAGTTGTATTTGTATCTGCTATATAATGGCGAAGAATATCCTATATGCACAATGTCTGGTATTTTATCATCCACATATTTTCTAAACATTTTGGCAGAAATATCCAATATCTTACCTTCTATTTCCAACCAATCGTGCGGCACTTCATAATCATCATCATAATGTGTAATAAACTTACTTGCATATGGTCCATCCAACACAAACAATCCTTCAATCTTGTTTGATTTTATGCCATATTTGAGCAGTTCTTTGCATAGTTCATTTGTCATAGGAGCACAATATCCTTGTGGATTAGTTGGATATTTGCTTTGTATACGCTGACACAATGCAGATATAAGGTCGTTTTGTGATATAGCATCTGCTAAGTCCATATCTAATATATATGGAAGTTATATTATTTTAGTACATCAATTTACAAATTGAGGAATTATTGGACAAAATATATGACTGCCATTGTCTTGGCCATAATTTTTTCCCAGAGTCCGAAAAAATACAACGTGTTTATCCTTAAAATCTATTATTTTGCAGCCGTGTTTTATGGTTTTTTAAAAACGTAACTTGATTAGTCCAAAGAGTATTATATAAGTCGTATGTTGATTGTGTGAGTATTTTACTAAATCAAAGCATAGATTAAATTTTTTCTCAAATCGGTATACATTTTTGCGTTTATCATACCATTGCTAATTACGGCGTGGATTGGACGTTTTCCATTATGGTCATTAATACAAGATACTAATGAAAAAAGATTTTCGTCATTTTTCCAGTAATCTAACAACTTTTGCACAGAATCTGGCTCATATAAAACATAATCGTCTTCGTAATGAACAATATAATCACTTCACACCATTATCAAAAATTAAAATTTCTTCCCACGCTTTATAAGAGCCCCCGAAATTAATCACTGGATATATAACTATTCTGGAATCGTGGCGAGTAATTTCTTTTAATTTGTTTATTATTTCATGATGCTCAAGTTTTTCGGATATTGCGCAAGTTATATAAATTTTATGAATATGCGTGTTCAGCCGATTTATATATTCCATGTTCTTTTTAATGTAAAAAAGATTATCCTCGTAGTATTTATGATGCGTGACCGCTCTTTTCTCCAAAATATGCGGCTATTGCCAATGATACTGATTTATTTTTTGGGTTTATTAATGACATTATGATAGAATTGACCCATCCAGATTTTTTCAATACGTCTTGATATTTTTCGCCGTATTTTATGAATCCTAATTTTTCATATAATTTTATGGCTCTAATATTTGTAGCCAAAACTTCAAGACTTATTTTATTTAAATCATAAAATCCAAACAACAACGGAATAAATTTCTTATATGCTTCCGTAGCATATCCTTTTCTTGTAAATTTAGGTGCTATATCTGCTCCAATATATATGTTCTTGTTTGCTTTTGAATAATTTGATAATCTAAAATATCCTACACTCTCGTTGATATCATCGTCTTTTATCATCCAATAATCCGGATTTGTTGTATTGAACCAGTTGATTGTTTCTTCTAAACTAAATGTTCTGCTATCATCGTAAAAATTCTTCGGCATATGCATTTCTTGTTTCATTTAAAAACGGCAAATCCGCTTCGGTTATTTTTTGAATGATATGTTCATTACCATCCCTTTCTGATGCAATCGACAATGTGTTGTCTATCATCCT